TATTCGCATACGTAGCCGTGGGCGCAATAACCGCAGACGCACTGCGCGAAGAAGCAGTGCTATTACGCGCAGCACCACCAAAAGACACACCCTTACGTGCTTTTTTACCCGCAGTGGCACCTCCTAATCTATACGAATAAGCACACTCTCCAGTATGCAATGAGCCACCACCATTCTTGATTATTAATGAATTATTGTTCATTCTTAACACCCAACCTTCACCATTTGCAATTTGTTGCACTTTTTGGTAAGCATTTTCAAACGCATATTTCACGCCTAAATCTTTTTCAGCACTATCGGTGTCAATAGTTACTTTGTTAACATCGCTAGTCTGATAGAAATGATAATTTGTATTGTCTGTCCAAGCATCTATTCCGCTAGTCCAGCAATACAAATGCCCCCACGTTGCAACCCTACCTTTGATGATAACCTGCTCAAGCAAGTAATCAATCTGCATATTGGTAACATCAACATTATTAGTTACATCACGACCTGTAAAGCTAACAGTAACTTTTTTCCTAAGTTTGGCTGTCATTTCGCCATCAACAAGGCCGTTGTGACCTGTAATGTTGGCATATTGATAAGTCGCACCGTCATAACTAAAATCAGTATTAGGCGCTATGCTGTTAGCGTAAGCATAACTTAACGCCAACTGTGCCTCAAACATCTTCAGTAATGGTCTCTGACCGTTAAGCAAAGTCCAAAAGTTAACGGCAGGTTGTCCGCTTGCCGATGAAAAGCGGCTGCTTGACAGATTATAATAGTTAAATGTAGCATTTGTTTCAGTCACACGAACGCCTGTCACTGTGCCCCAAGTGCTAACAGTTGGTGCACTATCGTTAGATGAGAGTGCTTTGCCAGCATAAGCACTACCGTGGTAATCTTTGGTTTTGAACTTGATGCATAGCAATGTATGCCATACGTCTCTATCAAGCCAGAAGCTGTTAGAGTAAGGCACATTCTTGCTTGTGTCAGTGTTTTTATCCCTAGCATATAACTCATAATTGAACCTTGATACTTCTGCTTTGATGCCTCCTAAACCGTTGGCAAGGTAGGATATACCACCGACACCAGCTCCACCTGTACCTGCAACTGTGTTATCACGGATAGACCTCTGCTTACCATCTTTAATAGTAGAATAATCAATACAAACACCATGAGCAGGTATTTCTATTGCCGCATCACCATCGTAAACAAATGGCACTTTACCAACTAGCCTGCGCTCGTAAGTCTCGTTTGTGCCTCCATTTAAGACGTAAATAGGACTTTCGTTGACTAACATAACATCACTACCATCATCGGTTACAATTGTACCGTCAATGATAATGTTGCTATCTGTTCCGTCTTCCATCTTGAATAGGTTAACTTGATTAAAGTAACCCGTAACCTTACCATCTTTGACTTTGGCCACCTTAAACATAGCCATTACAGGATGACTAGATTGGTAAGCTGTGGTTCCAATCCATCTTGTCATAGCAGGATCAAGACCTCTGGTAAACTCAACACCATAGCACAAGCGTTGTGCTTCAAGTTCTGTCACACGATCGGTTAGTGGCTGAATAGCCAAGTAGTTCCCTTTACACAATGGTCCCCACCATGTCGTGTCTGTTAACTCATGCCCAACGTTAGGGGCTTCTGCCGTACCCTGTTTGGATATAAACGATGATTCACCATCAAAAACGACATCAAACTTAATGTAATTTGTTAAATTGGAATAGTTGCCTTTATAAAGTGGCGCAACTCGACCAATGATTCTTGTAGCCATATACTTGTTTTTTTTAATAGATTAAAACTAAATTGCCATCCGCATTAATCTCATAATCATCCGTAGCGGTGTCAGGATAATTAAGAATGAGGTTATGCATACTGTCAATGTATAAGCTGACATCTGCATTTGGTAGCACTGCCTCCCCACCTGAGGAGGCCTTAACGAAAAAATCGCCAACCTGCGCAAATAGGTTTTCTTTTGTTCCGTAGCTTATTCCAGCAGAATCAGACAAGTCGCTTATTTTGCCTATATACAAAGGGGCGTTATTTGAGTTGTTATATATATATATTGTTTCATCTACTATTTTAGATGAGATATCATAAGATACTAACTCTAGTCCTCTCCCGTCACTAGTCTGCAATATCCATATTCCATTTTCTTGCTTGTATAGCTTTGTCATAATGTATTGTTATTTATTAGTTTTTTTTTAAAATTTTATTTATTAATAAGTTAAAATTAATTCTCCGTTTTCATTGATTGAATAATCATCGGTCAAAGTATCTGGGTATGTAATAGTAAGTTCGTTTAAAGTGTTTATTTCAAAAGAAACGGCCGACTGTCTATATGAGTTTAATTCAGAGTCAAGACCTATAACGTCTGCTTGTAAATTGTCAATTTCCGATTCGGCAGATGAAAGTCTGACATCTATAGCCCTCCCTTGATTAGCAGACAAAGGTTTGGTTATAGAAGTAGATAAAAGGCTGTCTATTGCATTTAGCTGTATATTGTCGGCATTAACAGTTATCCCATCGTTAGCGGAAATAACGTTTAATGTTCTATCGGAGGATATTGCTCCTCCACCAGTAAGACCAGCTCCAGCTACTATTTGTTTTGACTGTATATCCGATTTAACATCATCAACACGCAAATCTAAATTACTCAAATCTGACCGAATCTCTGCTAAATCAGTTTGGTTTGGTATTCTCTCCCATTTAGTCAAGTCAGACCAAGTCGTGCTGTCAATTCCATTATATTGATAATTTACAGCAGTTGGAGCAAATCCTTCTTTTAAAATGTTAAATGATATTAATCCTGATTCTTCAGCACTGTCAGCGGCATAAGAATAAGTTGTTATTTTTTTAGCTATATTGTTATTCCCATACGTCAGAGTAAATTTATTTGCGACCCCGCTATCAGTCCAAGACCAAGGAGCGTAATCTACATATGTCGAGTCACTCAATTTATCAGCTATCTCTATAGCTGTCATTCCTGCTGTAACACTAATAGTTGATTTTAAAACGCCATCTAGATATATAGAAATTGATCCATCTACTGTAGCGGCTTTGTTAACAATTAATTCAACTTGTGGATATTCTACTGACAAGTAAGAGATTATCCTATTAGATGTTTTATAAACTAATGGGACTACATTTAATGCGTCCGATAAACTAGAATAATATTTTGTTGACGTACCATTTGAGCAATCAAATATTGATGTCTCATTTTTCTTCGCATTATCTGCTCCGTCAGTTATGTCTATATAAACAGACCCTGACCATTTATATTGCGCTCCTGTATTTAAAACGTTATATATAACACCGTTTAATCCCGTAGCAGGCAATGATTCATATGTTGCGACATCAGTAACGGTAGCTGTATCTCCATATGTTTTTTCAATTGGAATCTTTCCATTAGAATCTAATCCAGCATACCCACTTGGTTGATCTTTTTCAGAAACAGATTGCTTGGTATTTATTAACTCTTGCTTTGGCAATTTAGTCCATCCAGCTATTGATTTTCTATTTCCCCAGTTATCTAATCTATATTTGCAATCTTCTGACACAACAAACCATTCTTGCCCTATTGCATCAGACCCGTCTTTTAATATAGACAATATTGAATCGTTTATATCGTATAGTTCAGATATTGTATCTACGCTTCTGTGCCCAGAAATTTCTGTCGCATCGACAATCCCAAATGATTGCGGATTATTAGATGCTAATTTAACTGGAAATGTTATTTTATTTTCACTCATATTTTATTGAAAATTTAAAGTTGCGTTAGTAAATGCCCCGTCATTTGCAGATGTATACACATTTAATGTAATACTAAGTCCAGCAGCATTTATATATGTCACATTCGTTTTATTAAAAGCAGATAATACTGGTATAGATCCGTTTTGTATTATAGATGTTAAATTGCCTAATGATTGAGGATACGCATATACGTAATATTGACCAGCAGTTGTTGTTACGCCTGAAACTGTTTTAGCTCTGCTGGTAACGAGTTCGCCAGTTAAGGCAGACACTTGTTCGCCTGTTGGCGTTTGGCTTGTCACGGAGCCTCTAAATAGATTGTGCTTAAACGTTACAGTCATTGATTTATAAGATTTGTCTTCTCCTGTAGCATTTACAACTTTTTCACCGTTTATTAATAATCCTTTTTTATCTGCATAAAGATTTTGGGTTATTGATCTATTAGACGTAATGCCTGTTATATTTGTCGTATTTGAATTTTGTCCATCAAATGGAAGAGTTGACCCTAAATCCCCATCTGTTCTTTCTGGGTTTTTATATCCAGTAGAACTGTTCCATTTAAAATTACCACTCCAGCTAACTGAATATCCATTTTCTAATATTAAATTATCACTTGTAGATGTAGTTCCTCCGCTTATCGTCCAAGTTCCTGTCATAGAGATTTGAACAACTGGTTTATCTTCTTCTACTTTTTTTATAGTTTCTGATTCTTCGATAGCAGTTAGCCTGTTATCAAATTCAGTTACATCATTGCTCAAGTTCGCAACGTCATCTTTTGCATTTGACAATTCATTTGCATTTGTAATAACCGCTTGAGCCAATTGATTCATCTCAGAAGCAGTCTGCTTATCTCCTTCTGATTTATATATCCATGTTGGTGTTTCTATTGCCATATTTATTTTATTAATTCAGCTTTCGCTCTTGTTAAAAACATAAGTCTATCAGACAATCCATTGTATCCACCATTTATTCTTTTAGTAATAGCCTTAAAGTCATCTTTATCGGCTAAGGTATTAAGATTCCTATTATCCCAAAACCAGCAACTTACTAATGTAGCCAAATGTGGTTGCTCCAGTAAATTAGGGTTTTTAATTATATCAGGTGCTCCATTTAGCCATTTTTGAAAAGCCTTGTAATTGCCAAGTCCTGTAAGTTGGATTAAACCACGTCCTTTATATCGTTGGCCATCACCGTCTTTTTCTGGTGTATTGCCTAAATTAATAGCTTTCTTACCAGTGTCATAAGCTTCTCCAGATGCGATCTCTTTAGTATAGTTGAGGCTGCCACTCTCATGGGCTACTTGCGCTAAAAAATGGCATATTCTTAACGGCGTGTCAATGCTAAATAAAGGCAATACCTTATTAAACTCAGACGTGTATATTTTAATATTCTTACTAGATGCGTAAGGAATGATCTTTTTCAGTTGTAATTCAGTTAAATTAACCATAAACAAAGTTGTATATTAATTGATAAACATTATCTGGTAATCCAATATATGATATTTCTGATTTTTCAGACTTGATTAATGTGTCGTTATTTAAAACATCATATATAAGCTGATATAAACTTAAGATTTCTTTTTCATTTAACAATCCTGTATTTTGATTTTCATCAATAAGCTCGTTTATCATAAATGAAAGCAATAAATTTTCTCTTAGGTCATATTTATCAATACCATATATTTCTAAGTATTTATATACCCTATTAAGATATGATATTAAATCTTTTCGATCCATTATATAGAAGTATTAATTATATCATTTTTATAAGCCTTCATGTAATCAGTCCACATTTTAGATGCAGCGACATATTCTTTTTCTAATAAAAGTAATTCAATAGATAACTTTTTTAAATATAAATCAATTATATTCTCATTTGATCTATATGGGCTTTCATGTGAATACTTTTTGTTTATTTCAAAAAGAATATATTTGTATATATTTATTAGATTACAGACATGCCTTACTTCTAACTGCTTAAAATCAGCTATAACAATGGTTGGCTCACCGTTTAACTTAATATATATGAAATACAGCCCAGTTGCTGACAATCCATTATCTATAAGAGTCTGTATTTGAAATGTTTTTGAATAACTTTTATTATTTGTTAATACAAACTCGCCACTAGCAGATCCGCTTATCTCTATTTGAGGAGATGCTGGATATTCAACAGTGTATTTAGAATTATCATTTATTGCTATTTTATCTATTGTAACATCTGCATACTCTACATCTGTTGGTACGGATGCATTAATTGTTAATTCATCTCCGTATTTTGATAAAGATATATTTATATTCATATTTTTTATATAAAAAAAAAAGAGGCATAGGCGTGTGTGAAACAAACCTATGCCCCTATTATTATTTAGGCAAAAGTAACGCCTTTAGTTACAAGAGCGGCCTTTACTGCTGTAGCAACAGTACCAAGAGCGTAATCTGTCTCTGGATCAACAATTGCGTCGTCAGAAACTAAAGCAAGAGTAAGTTGCTTTTTAGATCTTTGGACATCTTCACCGTCACCAGCATAGAAATATTCAATCTCAATAAAGTCATATTTACTAGATGTACTAGCAACATATTCTGTATCAAAATTGTTAGGATAACCAGACGACCTGTATTGATCTCCACGTTCACCAATGTAGAACCATTCCATGTCAGCAACTTTGCGTCCATTGAACATCTCACGTGCTGCAAGAGTTGTGGTCTCAGACAATGTAATATCTGAAATAGAAGCCCAAGTAACATCGTATGAATTAGTCGCATCTGTTACATCTGGGCACAATACGGTAAAGCTGATTCTTGAATCTTGAATTTTACCAAGCTTGTAAGGAGGTGTCTTTTCAGTAATATAAACACCGTTAGCGTCTGATGTAAATGTGAACAGTTGATTAGGTTCTCTAGAAAAGTTTGCAATAAGCGAATTCTTGAGTCCTGCATATAAATCAGCAGCAGTAGTAGTTACTGCTCTAAAGACACCATATTTTACATATTGTGTTTCAGGAGATTGATCATACTGTCCAGTTGTTATAATTCGTACCAGGTAATCTTTGCCAGCAACAACTGTATATCCTGATGCTAAAGCGACTTTAACCTTTTTAAGATAAGTGGGCTTTGCGATTACAGATTTTGCATAAGTAATGTTTTTAATTGGTACAATATCAGTGCGAGTTACACCGCCTGGGCTTTGATATTTAATATGGAATTCGCTTCCATTAACTCCGCCAACCAACACGTCTCCAACAGCGGAAAGTGCAGAGGCTTGATTTGCTTTTACTACATAAAGGTGACGACTCTGGTCGTTAGAAAAAGTAGCCATAGTTTTTTATTTGTTAAATTAATAATTTATTATTGAGCCTCAGATTGTCTATTAGACGCACCAATACGGTTTACTGCAAGCTCAACAGCTTTGTTTAAAATCTCTTCTAATATAATATCATTAAACTCTATTTCCTGAGGAGAGTTTTTTCCTCCAATCTCAACGTTTCCTAAATATTCAAGAATAATAGGATTTGGTATCTTATAATATCTAATCCAATACTCTATGTTATATTTGCTTATTACCTCGACTGTATCTCCAGATGAATATTGAGATTCTATTCTATACGCTTCGTTGTCAAGCTTAATCCTGAATGGGTTCTTATAATCCCTATTGTATTCATCATGCTTAATCGGAACAACTGGTATAAACCTGTTAGAAAGATAAGTACCGATACTTAATACTCTTACATTCTCTTGATTAATAAATGCGACATCTAAAGGTAATTTAAATCTTTTAGAGTTATCTAGATTTGTTTGATTGACAGGCAATTGATCACATTTAGCCACTCTAAGCAATTTAGACAATGCTTTTCTGGATGACTCATCTGTTTCAGATCCAGATAAATATATCGCTTTAAATATAGTGTTTTGAGCTTCCGTTAAAAGCAGTGACTTCTCGTATTCGTCTAATTTAATATTGTATAGATTCTCATTTGTCTTCGTATCAGCAGAAGATGAAAAGCTGTTTAGTTTAACGTCAAATCTGTTTGACAATTCAAAAATATCCATTATTCACTTCTTTGATTTATTTGAGAAACAATATTTATATTACCTTCATAATATGCCTTAGCTAACTCAACAGCTCTTGATAAGATCTCTGAATGCAATATAGGATTTAATTCGCATTCAGAAATGTCTGAAAGGCCATCTATGGTAAACCCATAAGAAGATATATCAGATAATATAATAGGCTTTGGCTTCCTTATATACCTCATGACGTATGAATCAGTTACAACTGTATGTCCAGTGTGCGGTATTATCTCGCAATAACAAGCAGTGTTGTGTTGTGAGTTATTTACTGCATATTTAAACATTCGCCATACCTGCCTTTTTAGCGGCTCAAAATATGGTTTTAGTGACAATCTTGCGTATTCATCACTTGTTATAGGCATTATATTACATCTAGTACTTTTTCCACCATATTTAGTTACAATAGCTTCATTCACTGGAATAAACAGATCACTTGGCGCAGCATACAAAATAGACCTTTCGTCTAATAGATCTTGCCCTGAACTTATGCTTGTATTTAATATCTTAGTTTGCATTAACTCAGAAAACTCTATTTGCCTCTTAGGATTTCCATCTATGCCAGCAGAGTACTTATTCCCTGCTGGATTAATATGGTTTTTAAGAATCTCCTCTTGAGCTTGAGTCAGTATAAAAGACTTTTCAAATTCTTCAAGCCCAGGAGCAGTGTTATTGCTTATGTTATTATACAGAATATCAAAGCCTTGAGAAAATTCAGATACATTCATAAATGTTTACTTTTTAGTTTGCGCCATAATAGCGATTCGTAAATTCTGATTCTTAGGAAGATTCAAATACCTACTAGCAATAGCTAAAGTAGGTTCTTCGTTATCTGCACACAAAGGCATATTGCCTTCTTTCAAATAATAAAAATCTCCTCTTTTTGAAATCACACGCTGCTCTACAGCTTCTTTAATGAGTAGTTTTGTTTTTATATATGGGTCATTTGCTACTATTATAAATAATTTGGCATTTGCCGAGATAACCTTTTGAGCTGCTGCAAGGACGATTGCTGGATCTTCTTTGGCAATTGGTCTGCCATCAACTGTTTCAACAATTAGTTTAAGAAGCTTAATGTCTGATTGCAATTCGCCTAGTTTCATATAGGCTTCCATATTTGCACTAAGCTCTTTGTTCTTAAGACTAACCTCTTCGTTCTCTTTGATTATAACAAACTTATAAGTTCTCTTTGGTGATTCCTGTAGAGTTGTTATATTAGGGCAAATAGCATCTTTATTAGACAATAGCACTTTGTACTTAATGTAATCGTCTGGAATAGACAAGTCTAAATAATTATCCTCTTTTGTTAATCTAATGTATACGTTATCCCAATAGTTGTTAACCTTTAAATAGATAGACAAAGCATTCTTCTCAAGACCCATAGCTTGTTCTAAAAACGCTTTCTCTTTGTTAGTTAAAACATTCACGTAGTTACCGCTGCCCTCTAAACGTGGAACACAATACACTTTAACAGCATTAGCTGCCATACCTCCATAATAAACGTGTTTAGGGTTATTAATAACACCATCTTCACGAAGTACTGGTCTTATGATAACTCTTTCGTTTGTTAGGCAAGACTCTACAACGTCATGCGACTCTTCTTTTTTTGAATTAGATGTAGCGCTTTTCTTTATATCATCAATAACCTCTTTTAGATCACTAGTTACAGTTCTCTCAACAGTTTCATCGATGGATAAATCAACGTCTAATTCATCAATTTCTTTCTTCTTTACCATTATTTTCTCCCAATTTTAATTAATAAATATTTTGTGTGAATAAATAGAATTGAACTATTGACACAAGGATTTTCAGTCCTTTGCTCTACCAACTGAGCTATATTCACATTTAATAGTTGCGAGAGGTGGAATCGAACCACCGACCATTAGGATATGAGCCTAATAAGCTACCTCTGCTCTATCTCGCAATTAAGAGGCTAGAATAGTCTAGCCCCATCCGTTTTAAAGTGCAGTACGCCTGGCCTTGCAGGCGAGGCACTGTAGCGTTTTTACCGCTGATCTTTATATAGACTAGCCACGCTGTAGAAAGTGGCTAGGAGAAGCCGTATTAGCCTCTTAGTAAGTTAGGTATTAAAGACATCGTTCTTGTTGCATCCAAGATGAATACTCCACCCCACCACATTCTGTGGTATACTGCTGCATCTTCGTCAAAAGACATGTTTTCGTTACCCCAGCGTCCAGTAAACGGATCTCTCAATCCCCACTGAATACCACGAACTTCCTCATGATTTTTGATCTTAGCTAACTGAATGTTAGGAGCATCAAAGTTTGTTCCGATATAAAGAATGTCATATCTATAAGATTCTGCTACGCCGCCATTTGGATGCATAATTTTATTACGTACTGGATCATCATAGAATGGATCTACCTCGACCTTTACGATAACACCATTAGGAGCTTTAAACTCTGTAAACTGGAATCCAGCAGACATTGCATTGTCGTGCAAGTTAGAACTAGTCTTGCTTATGATTGCAGGGTTCTGAGCATTCAAGAAGCTCATAGCCTTCCATCCAGAAACAGTATCTAGTACTGCCTTATGGAATTGAGTTGCTCCTCTTTCACCAGTCTTCAAGATGAAGCGTCTTTCACCAAACCCAAGCTTAGTAGTAGAGATTTCAGTAAGTGCATCCTCAATAAGCTTCAAGCTAAAGTTATTGTAATAGATAGTATTACCATAAGCCATCTGCGCACGAAGGCCATCACCTTGACGAATAACATTACCACTCTTACCAATGTTTAGATATTCACCATTTGAGTTTCTATTACTAACACCAAATGAAATAACGTTTGATTTTTCCTCAGAGAATTGCTGTTCAATAGTAAGCTCAACGTGTGACATCCACATGTTAGAAACAACCTTTTTGCCATTTCCATCAACAAACGGAATACCAACAGCCACCTTTTTATTGATCATGTCGCCCTCTGCCTTGTGCTGAATACGAATTTGAGAGAACTCATTACGCATAGAGATTGGAGTAGAGAATCTAACATCACCAACTTTACGAGAACCGCCTCTTTCTACAGGAGAATATTCTACGCTAAAACGCTTACCAAGTACAAGTTGTCCAGCAGGCATACCCTCTGTTACACCGCCAGCCATTTCGCACTTATAGACAGCATTAGAACCCTCCATCTTGGGGTCTGCCTTAATAAGTATTGGGTAAACTTCATTAAGCTCACCAACGATCATGTTGCCGTCAGCAAACCAATCTTCTGAGAATACTAAATAGAATGGTGATCCACCAACTCCGACATTTGCTACATCGCTTGCAGCGACGATAGACCCGTCTTCTCTACGAGCCTCTAACAAAGGAATATTACGCCTTGAACTACCAATTACTTCCCAAAAATAATCATCATCATTATCAAAGTATTTAACTGGGAACTGTTTCAAGTACGCCTCAGTATTTTTTCCGTAATGCAAAGATAAAAGTTGAATCATTACATCACTTGCTTTCTGCGGACTCTTTCTGTAGATAGCACCAATATGATTATCTTTTGATGTGCCTTTCCACGATGTGAATCCGACCATTTGCCATTTTCCTAAAGCCATGTTTTATTATTTAAAAATTGTTATTATTACGAAAGATCTAATTCACCAGGGAGCTTAGTATTAGATTCTCTAGACGACCTGCTGCCGCCAATAGAAAAGCTTGAGCTATCGGATTTTAGCATCTTTTCAAGATTACTTATTTTCTTTTTTGATTGTTTGTTAACCTCTTTATCTATTACTTTACCAATGTCTTTAAAGCCATCAGTCAGCGTGTATAATAGATTGAGTTTATAATTGTATTCGACCTTGTTTTCTTTTGCATATTTTTGCAGAGCCGTCATTGGATTACCATTCTCATCCTTTGCAACAGCTTTCGTTGCGGTCTCATAAATTTGATTTTGCATCTTTTTATCAAGCGTTATTCCAGCAATAGGCTCTCTTTCATTAAATACCATATTCTTGAAATCTTCTGCCTCTTTCTTTTGCTTTTGAACGAACGCCTTATGTTCTTCTTCTTTCTCTTTTAGAATTTCATCATATTCTGATTTGAAGTAGTCCTTGCTGCTTTCTAAAGCCTCTAATGCGTCTTCTTTGTCTGTGCCATTGTCTACTGATTTATCAGCTTCTTTCTTGGCTCTTTCAGGCTTAAAACCTCTATTGATATAGTCCTGATAAATTAATTGTCGCCTTAGATTCTCGCCATCTTCAGTCTCAGCATTTATATCGTCTTCTTTAATAGAGTTAAGAATATTAAGTGTCTTCTCAAACCCCTGGACTTCATCAACTGGGACTCCAGTTTCTAATGCAGTCTTAATGCGTTTTTGCGTTTCGTCTAAATGATTATCTATTTGCTTTTTAAACAAATCGATTAAATCATCAGCGTTTTTAACTGACTCTAGAGACTCGTTGTCTAAATCAAGAACTCCATCTTCGGCAAGAGCCTTCGCTATGGAAGCATAATTGGGAGAACTCATGTCTTCCACATCTTCTTCTGGCTCATCCTTGTTTTGATCAACTTCTTCGGCTACTCCCTCTTGACTCTCAAATAATTCGTCATCGCCGCCGTCTCCTTCGTCAGATTTATTGTCGTCTTTTTCTTTATTACTATCTGAACCTAGGTCTTCTAATCCACCTAGTTTATCCATGTCTTCTTCTGTGCCATTTCCCAAGGCATCAAATAGACCGTTCTCTTCATCCCAAATCATAATTCTCTCCCAATTTTAATTTATTTTGCAAATATAATACCTTTTACATTAATAACCAAAGACGTTTTATCTCTGGTTATTAATATCCGTTTTTGTTTATTAATCCATTTTTACTATTTAGGTATAGATGTTAATAAAAGCTTCCTGTCTTCTTTTGCTATGTTATTCGTTCTACTACGTGACATCGCTCCGCAGTCCTTGCATCTATAGACCGTAAATTCTCCAGTGTTAGAATAGAAACGTTTCTTCTCTGCAACAAGTTCATGCGATCCGCAACAACTACAACTAAGTGGTTTGTCTACATTATATACACCCATGTTAGGATGCGATTTCATCCAAGGCCTTAGTTTTAAGTATACTAGTTCTGTGATTTCTACATCGTGAACATTATATTCTAGCATCTGATTTAAAGCTGCAATATCTCCATCTAGGCATTTAGTCCATAAAGAAAACTCAGTCTTATGTTTCATCGGAATACCAAATAACTTAGCTAGATAATCAAGCTTTTTAGATGTAAAAGAGAAAGACTGTTTAGCTATCTCTAATGTATCAACTTGTCTATAAGGAGATGGTGGTTTCATGCCAGCTAAAATAAATCTAGTGTTAATCTTCTTAATGTCAAACCTTCTAGAGTTGTGTCCTACTACAATATCTGCTTCGTCCAACAAAGTCCATAAGCCTTGTAAAATCTTTGAGTCGTCCTCCACTTTAGCGTCTAATGGATCTACTGCCATAGCATGCATATCACCACCAACCCATTTGGCCGACCAGCATATAATAAAAAAGTCGCTTAGCAATTGCTCTGGGCTATTATAGTCATTCCATAAAGACCATATATAGGACCTTAAAGGAGACGTCTCAATATCTAGAACAAGTATCTTTTGCTTTTCGTTATTATCAAATTTTACCGCTCCAAATCGAACGTTGCTTTTAGCCAATTTAATAACATCCTGAGTAACCTTAAATCCTTTAGCTAGCTTACCAGCACCCATGTTTAACAAATATGGCTTTTCACGCATTAAAGCCTCGATTTCTTTTAATTGCATAATATTAATTTTCTAGTTTTACAACTCGGACAGAATCTATTCTAACCGATTTATTTTGATTCTCTAGCTTGTATTTTAATGTTTCGTCTTTTTTAAAATTGAATTTAATCAATCGTTTGAAAAATGGTTTTACCCTATAGCTTTTTTCTATATAATAAATAAATGAAATATTGTCAGAAGACTCTGGAATGAATAAAATGCCTGTGCTATCTGCTTTTATTATGGCTTTATTAAATGAGTCTTTTACAATTACTGTGTCTATCTCCAAATAGTGATCTATAACTTGAGGTATATAAAATGAATCTCTTAATGTTATAGCTGTTGAGCTAGCATGTGTTGCTTGTTTGTTTTTGGATTCTATTGACTTTATCTTTTTTTCTAAAGACGTAACCATTGAATCTCCGCTTTCTTTCATTTGTCTTATATCCAATCTCAATATAGCATTTTCTTTTGTGTTCTTGCTTATTATTCCTTTGTATGCGTTTATATTGTTATTAGATAGTTCAATCTCTTTATTTAGAGATTTGTTTTTATTAAAAAGCACTGCTGAGTATCCTATTAAAGATACTACAACAATGCCTAAGAATATGATAATCTTATTATTTATCATCTTGTTTATCATTTAGATCAACATCATAATGCCTAGATGATTTATCTACTAATATTTTTTGAGCTAATCTAGCCCATTTACTTCCATTTGCTGAACTTGCATTTTCAAGACACGATATAAGTTGTCTTATTGCATAAGCGCCAGTGACTATCCTAGTCAAAAACATATCATCTATTTGAATGATTATTTTGTCTATTGCATAAGCGGCTAATATTAAAAGCATTGCCTCAAACAAATTACTTGTTGCCCTACGTATCTTGGAAGACGAGAGCTTGCCCTTGCTTTTTTTATTTAACTTCTTTACTCTTACTGATAATCTCCATGCGAAATAACAATCAGCCAATGTTAGCCCTGCTGCTAAAGCAAGGAATATCATAATTGGCTGATAAAATGTTAAAACGCTTAATGCTAATGGAATAATGTATTTGTTTAGTATATCGTTAGTGAGATAAATCCCTGTTTGGTTTGGTATCATAGTTGTTAATATGGTTTTCTACGTCTCCCAAACATAGATATTATTTACTGCTTGTATTCTTTGTCTCTATTTTCTTCATTTCTATTTTAGACTTTTCATCAAACTGCCTTTTATCTTCATTTAAAAGCTCTCTTTCTTTATCTGTTAAAGATGCTTCTCCTTCAAGCTTCATCTTTTCTATTAAAAGTTTAGTTTGATTGTCCCTCTGATTTATCAAGTCTCTCAACGCCAGCTCTTTATCGACCTGTTCTAATTGCATCTGAGCTATTCGTTCGCTTGACTCTCTATTAGCTTTTGCTTCTTCTTGCCTCATCTGATTAAGCTTTTGCTCATCGTTTTCTATTCTTCTAGAAACAGATTGCATTGACGTATCAGAGTATATCTTTATAAGCGTAGAGAATGTCACTGCTTGATTTTGCATTGCGGCCTGTGCTAATGTATTAAGTCTATCAGCGTGCAACGCAGTAGAGTCTGATTCATCGTATACTAAACCATAGTCACATTCTGCGAATTCATCTCCATCAATGTTTATCACATTCATAGAGAAGTCGTCTAGTATATTCTGGAACTTCTTTGATTCACCCATCATAGCTATTTTAGCTGTTTCTATAAAACATTCTATAGCAGCTTTTTTGGCATCAGAGTGCATACTAAATAGCCATTCCGTTATATGCGATGATTGCAATGTCGCTCTTTCTATACCACCAACAGTTTCTCTTGAGCTAGTCTGACCCTCTCTTTGTCTTGAGATTCCAGCGACTTCACCCATCTCACTCTTAATGAATTCCATTAAGTTTATATGGTTTTGTATATAAGAACCAGTTTCTGCATCTAAAACTCCATTGGTATTGTTATTCATCATGCCAGAAAGCTTGCCTTTTGCAGCTCCGTAGTTTCCCTCTTTAAAGCTATCCGTGACTGCTATCTTGCTCTTCTTTGCGTAATAAAGCCATTTCTCTACGTCCCATCCAGATGGAATCATCGCTAAGTCTAACTTTAATATTCTACCCCAGTTAGCTGCAATGGCTTCATTTAGTCTGTCATTCAGAACATTATACATATAATTATAAGGTTTCATCATTTCAACAAGTGAGTAAGCTCTATTATTTGTCTGCGTATAAATCCTACCAACAATACCAAAGTGACATGCACTAGGGTTGCTTAGCCTATTGTATTGTATCTTTCTAGGTCTAATAAATGGGTATATGTCATCTCCTAGTTTAACGCCTTCCCATGCTTCGTTTATCCAAAAAGTCTTTTCAGATTCCCCTAAATCTTTATTTATTTTATATGTCTCTGGATAAAACTCAGTTATCTCTTCCCCAGTCTCTGGGTCAAACGAAGTAACTAGTTTAACCATGCGTCTTGACTTCCAAAAGAATCTAAGCCTTCTAATATTACCGTATTCATCCGTAGAAGCGTCATAGTAATGCGATGCTCCTGACGCAAATAACTGTATACCATTTAACAATTCGCTGGATTGAACGGCTTCGCCCTCTTCTCCAACAAATACAAAAGTCTCTCTTTCATCTCTGTTATGCATCTCGTCAGATGATGCACCTAGCATATCTCCATAAAGCTTTGCGCAATCCTCTTTTGTAAGATCTCTATAATAAATATCAGTTAGCTTTCCAGGACTACAATAATCAGTTATTATAATCATATCTGCATCCTCTATCTTATTAGAGCTACCCATTTGGATTAAATCAACAGATCTTGTATCTAAAGCTTCTATAGTAGGCTCGCCACCTACAATGTCGCATGCGTATATCTCTTCTCCAGCAGTAAGACCGTGCATGAATCCATTATTAAAAATCATTGGAAAATTCAACTCTTTCCAATAATGATTTAATAAAAAATTAGCTCTGACTTCTCTAATGTCTTGCCATTCGTATTTAAAGTAATCCTCTAATCTAGTGAGTTCCGCACTTGCAGACTCCTCATCAGGAAATGAGGCTTCTACCCATGATTGGATAGAAGCGCCTAAAGCAGCTTTTTTGTCGTTCTCCTTTGCTGATATAGCATCTGGATTAGTAACTATGATTCTTGGTATAGATTTTCTCTTATATTCCTCTCCCAAAAGAACATTAAGCTTGCTATTTATAATAGGCATGTGCTGGACTGTATCTGGAACAAAACCTGCATCTATACCGCTAGGGTTTAGCGTTGTTGCTATATCATCCATATGGATTTTTCCAGCAACTAAATCATAATTTATAATCTTTCGCCTTAGAGAAGAACGTAGCCCAGCGTCAGAAGATAGCCTCATGCTATCAGCCCATTCTATATTGGACTTTCGCCACTCTTTTGTCTTTTTGCTAAAAGGCAGTTGCTGTGGCGGAAATGTTCTTTTTTCTATTAACATAAAATTAAATTTTTGCAAAGTTAAATAAAACAATCGCCAACAGCAACTCTTTTTAATCTAAAAACATTAATTGTGTTTATTTTTGTAATTCCTATTAAAGTAATCATCATTGCCTAAATATGTGGCATCGTCTTTTCTTACACTCTTTTTGACTCCATCATCTCCAGCTAATCTGAGCCTATCTTCACGCAGCAGCATTAGCATAGCTAAGGCATCTACACGGTCAGTATTGAGGTCTTCAGACCACATTGAAAGCTCTTGTAACAAGGCTCTGTACTTTATAGTATGAAGCTTCATTATATTAACTTCTTCTATTTCGATACTGCCATCAGCTTTCTCTATTTGCCTTTCCATTTCTACAGGCTTTAATAGATAATCTCTGATACAACGCCTTCCGTATGGAGCTACTTGTCCGTAGTTTCCAACTCCTTTCTTTTTATTCCCATACGTACCTGGCTTTATTATTTCTTTATCTGCCAAAAACTCTAGCGTATCAGACAGTAGGTATAATGAATTATGCTGTGAGAAGTATTTAAATAATCCTTTTTTGTTATTTTCATAATTCAACTCTGCGTTATAAAATAAGCAGGCTCTCCTGCATATTTCATAAAAGTCATCTGCAAACATTGGTCTTCCAGTATATTCAAATACTAAGTCGTCGGTAAATAAATCAAGTATATAAAAAGATCCTAAAGATAAAGTTTCAGAGGTGTCGTCGTCATCAGTTATGTTATCGTATAAGCTTTTTATCTTATACTTCTGGGAGTCACCTCCATACCACACCACCTCAATGTGGATACGTCTGTTAATTCAGACCAGCTCAGCATATATCATCATCCAAAACGATTGGATGGCGGGCACTCTTGGTGGATTATATTCTGCTTAAAAACAGTTTCACCACTATGCGTTACAATGTTTAATACTTTTAAATATTAAATTATCTCGGTATTTTCTATTAAGACTTCTACCGATTTTGCCCACTTATTCAATTAGTGTTACCACTAAAGGGTGCTAAATCAACACGTCACTACCAGCTATATATCTTCCACTTGGGACTTTACCACTGGAATCCTTTTCTGGCATTCTAAGGATATGAACGGCTCCTTCTTTTTTATTATCTTTATGAGGAAACTCCATTATTGGTTGTAAATCTGAATCAGGTTTAAACTTAACCTCTCCATCTTCAATGTATAGATACCCGACATACATGTCATTATAAGAAGACGGATTTGAGTCTAACTCATTAATTCTATCATTTAATTCAGCAGACGGGAATATAGATCCACTTCTTCTCATGATTGCATCTTGTAATGTAAATGCAGTTTCAGCTTTACGTCTAGTAAGCATCATTGGGTCTGATGAATTATACTTCAGATTAACCCTATACTTTATCTCAGAAAGCATTGCACCGATTACGTCAGATACACCATCTTTATTATAATAACCAATTCTATTTATATATCCTGGGAAAAAGAATATGGTTTTTCTACTACCATTTGATCCTTTATCATAGAAGTTTGGTAGTCCATATATGTTATAACCAGATGGGCTTTGTATCAATTCTAATGCTCCTGTAAAGTCTGAATTCTCTTCACCACCTGTTCCAATAGAGTAACTTTGCCCAGCAGCAGCCTGCCCTTCTTGCACGTTTGGTAATGTTGTCTGGTAAAAATCTAAGTAATTTGGGAAGAACCCAAACTCTTCTACAGCCTGAAAAGATGAATTATGCGTTATAACAAAGTCTCCAATAAGATATAAATGGCTATCATTATCTACTGTTACACATTTAGCTTGCTCTCTTCCAACTAGTTCTATATTTATTATTCTTGATTTACTAGGACATTTGTTTATTCTAACAGAATGACTACCTGAATAACAGCCCCATCCTAAGCTTCTAGCTATTCTGGATATAATCTCTACTTCTTTTTTGTCTAAGTCATTGAGCCACAGGTAGTTATAGTAAATATTGTCGTCGTATTTGGCTTTAAAATACTGAAGCCTTTGATATATTGATAACTCCAATATGTTACCACCAGAATCAACAAACTCAACTACATCTACATCTTTCTCGCATAAAGCCTCTATTGGGCTACAGCTTCTTATATAGACATAATTTGATTTCATTAAGTCTATTAGCTCCTCTGTCGTTTTATCGACTTTCTTGCCAAGTATATCAACTTGCCATAAGTGATCTAAAGTAGAATGAACCGTTCTTCCATCTGATAGTTCTATTTTATAAATATCTTGTTCTCCAACCTCATGTATTTGTATAACATTTGTTGGTTTTCCATCATCTCCTATTAGTGTATCTCCAAGTTTAATGTCTCCCCACTTTTTAATACCAGAATATGTTATTACTTTTTCAGAGTATGGATGAGGCCTCTTACCACGGGCTTTACCTGGGTCATCTTTAATAGCTAGTCCCAATACCTCGTTTTGCGAACCTCTAGGCCTATTCTCTGAGTCCATAAACCCACTCTTCCACTGCATCTCAGACATCGAATCCTTGAGCCTTAATGATGGAAATTCAGTATGGTCTCCACAATGATTAATAGCATTAACAAACTTATCTAACGTACCATCTTTATTTAGATACTCTTTTAAGTAAGAAAACATATTAGCTTTAACCTTTGACTTATTGAAGTCATCCTCTCCAAGTAAAAACAGTTTTGCTAATATAGCCGCTACGGAATAAGAGTTGTGAGTTGGTACACACTCATTTATCAAATAGCAGCCAGATTCATTATCAACTGTAACGCATTTACATTGCTTTTCACCAATTTCTACAACGTTTGTTATTTCTGATTTATCGCCAAACTCTTCAATCGAACATGGGCTGTTTTTTATATAATAAGAATGATCTTTGTTTTGTAAACATAAACTTAGATCATACGTGCTTAAATCTATATGGGTTATATCGTTATCTCTGTATATAATCCATTCGTGATCTATAGATGCCTCGACTGATCTACCATCTGATAAAGTCAATTTATAAACAATTGCAGAGTCGTCAAATGGTATATCTATTACAGTAGTAGGCTTTCCATCATCACCAAATAAAACGTCCCCAACTTCTATATCTCCCCACTTTTTAACGCCATTAGGTGTATATACAAACTCATCGTACGGATGCGCTTTTGATGCACCTCTACATGCTATTTCAGCTCCATGCTGGCCGCCTTTAAAGTCATTATATAGACCTCCATATCTAGCTTGTTCTATATAATGGTATCTCCAGTAAATACCCTCCCACATATCAGGGAAGTCATCTAATCTAGTACCAAAGGTCTTGCTTGCGTCTAAACGAACAACAGTGATAGGCATATAGTTTAAATAGAAATATAAATGCCCAGTGACCCATTCTCCGTCAGACGGTCGCACCATGCCGTATCTACATCTGTGAACCTCTTGCTTTAAGAATCTATAAAACTCGCTATTCTTATTAGGGTTCGGCTTTAGCTTGGTGTATACTCCATGTTCTCTAAAATGCATTAAGGCTGGCCTGAAATAGTCCATGTCTTCTAATACATGAGGTTTAACTAAATCAACAATTATTCTTCCCTGAGAATCTCTTGGTCTGTCTTTAGCTCTTTCTCTATTTGGAGATATTAAGTTCTGTATAAATGGTACATTAGATATGTATTCTATAAGAGTATCCCTTACTTCTCTATCCAGCGAATCTAATAGCTCATCAGTTAGCTGCGTCTGAAACTCATTAACTTCTATTGCCATCTTTTATTTTATTTATTAATAGTTCTATAATATCCATATAGACTGAATCATAAGAATCTTCTTCTTGAGTATATCTAGAATGCATTATAAAAGGCTCTTTCTTATTAGATGTATCATATATCTCTATAATAGATTCATACGTATTACTAAAAGATGATATAACTCTAGTCTTCATCTTTCTTTCAATCAATAGAGGCCCATTTAAAGAACTGCTTATTTTATTTAATATATCTATCCACATACTATAATAATTCGTCGTCTAGGATTTTCCTTTTAGCATTACCTCTAGCAGCTACTTCTTCTTCTATATCTTTGCGTATAAGTCTTTCTGCATCTGCTATCTTACCAGCTAACACAATACCTTTCTCAATAGTACTCATTAAGCTATTAAGAGTATGCTTTGGCTTTCCGTTGACCTCTTCTGTAAAGTCCGCTGTTCTAAGTATATCTCTGATTTTATCGAGAGCAATCTTACTGTCTTTAAGTAGTTCCGTGGCAGATGTATTGCAATGAGCTTTGTATATCTCTACAGCCTCTTTTAATAGAGCATCTTTCTTGACTTTAATAAGCCCCTCTGTTTCTATAATAATACGATCTCGCTCGTTGTCATCGGTTATATACATATAATCGCTTCTTGGGTCATACATGAAATACAAATAAGAAGCAGCTTGCATATACTCCTCTTTGTCTTTCGTTCTATCCTTATTATAGATCATCCTTAAAGGCTTTATGAGAAGCGCCTCGTCAGAGATGGATAGAATTCCATTTGTTATTTTTATAAGTGTTGTCATAAGCATAAAAAGCCCAAGCTATTAACCTGGGCTATTATTAGTTTATTTTCTTTTCTTAAGTCTCAATGGTTTTGATTCAATATCTGGCATAAAACCAATGTCTATATCTTCTTTAACATCAACTGCCTCTGGCTCTGCTACAACATGTTGCACTGGTGAGTCTTCTACAACCATCTCGTTTATAATCATAACAAGGTCTGTGTCAAATATGCTAAGCAACTCCTTACCGTCAACGATGACGGATGGAATATTGTACTGTTTAACAGCGTTGTAGTACTCATCCATGCTCTCTTTTAAAGAGTCCTTTGTCTGTACTGGAGTTGTATATTTATCAAAATTAATATATACTAAATCACCTACAGACACAGATCTAACCTGAGCACCAATAGCTATTACTTTTTGTATCTGTTTAACCTTGCCAACAAACTCACTATCAACGATTCCATTGTAAGTACAATCTTCTATTGTATAAACATCAGACGTTGTCAGAATCCCATTGAACATCGGTGTTACTTTCTTCAATACTATTGCCATATAATTCTTTTCTTTTTTGTAATTTCTTAATCTTTTTGTAGTCGCAATAAATAGTACCTAACTTAGATACAGCAACACTATAAGGCTTGCTTAAATAATCTTCCTCTGTGTCAATATTATCCATTTGATACCCAACCATAAAGTCCTTAATAAACCTCCAGTATAGCATGTATGCCCTACGAACTTTTCTGTAGGGCATATTCTTTTCTTCTGCTATAACTCTTAGTATATGATCTATGTCTTTATGGTTTCTCCTTGTTATTCTTACTCTACCCATTTTGTATATCAAATACAACTATCATATTAAACGATTTAGCATCTAAATCAAGATTTGGTATAAATCGTTTATTAATCCTGTTATCCTTAATTATCCCAGTCTTTCTTAGCTTAGAAAGCATACATTCAACACCATTGCTACTCATGCCAATCTCTTCTGCTATAGCCTTTTTGTGAATATCAGCTAGAAGATTCATGTCTAATAGAGCATCGTCTTTAATCATCTCAGACAGCTCATAGCGCTTTTTCAATAAAGCAGCAAGAGTAATCATCTCTTTATTTCTAAGGTTATGAAATGGTCTTGTAAACAACACCCAATAGTGAAAGAAATCATCTATTGTTGTTGGTAGTTTAGTAAATGAGCCGTCTTTAATCATTAATCTATTGTATTAGTGTTATGAGTTTCCTCTTCTATTGCAGCCTGTGGATATATTGTTTCATCCAACTCGTCAAGCGCCTTATATAAAAGTTTGTCTTTTGCATACTTCTGAAATACATCAGCGTGTTTTACGATCTCAATTAAATAATCAAGCCTTTTAAACATTATAAAATTCTTAGCCTCAGCCAATTGTTCTTTCAATTTAGAATTCTCATAATGCAACTGATTAAAGATATTCTGTATCTCCTCTGCCGTTAAAGGCTTTTTCTCATTACTTACTTGCTCTGCGCCATCTTGAACGCTACATTTTTTTGCCATTCTTTTTGCTTATTACCGTTATTTAAATAGTTTTCTCCATATCTAGATTTATACATCTCTTGCCAAGAAAAAATGTCTGTCTTATCTATATCAACAGAAGTGCATTTATCACAATAGCATTCAAACCCTAAACGCATTGGGTCATCAACTCGTTTAATCTTTAAAGATAAACACCTTTTGCAATAATGAACCTCTTCTTTATTATATGTATTACTTAATTGATCGTTCTCAATCTGAATGCTATTATCCATAATTATACTAAAATTGCGCTATACCCAGCGGGGTCAGCAGTGAAATACCTAATTGCCATATCTTTTGATTCTGCCTTCACGCTGCCAACATATCGTCTATCAAAGATAGCTGCTGGATTACCAGGCTTAAAAGATTCATTTAGCTCATTCTCATCGAATGTCATAACAAATACATCGTACATCTTCATAATACTAAGTTATTAAATTTATTAAATCATTAGAACGTTTATCCATTAAGAAAGCAAGGCATTTAGCCATAGCCACTGAATGTATATCCATTATTTTATTATCATCAATCTTTATCATGCTTGGAGTCAATGTCTCCATGTTCATGTTTTTAGGTTTATCAAAATACAAAGTAACATCTGGCTCCACTATAGACACAGTCATGTTCTCTGTAGTAATATCGTCTTTAACTACAAAATCATAAGCTACCTGACATATAAGCCTTACGACTCCTGAATCTATTTTTGTTTTTGCATTCTGAACTTCATAAGAAGTGCTTTTAAGTTTAAACCTAGAACCAGAAACAGCTAAAGCAAACATATCTTTCACTGATTCGTAAACAGCTTTTTTTATTCTAATATCATCACTCATAATCTATTGTTTTAATTACTCTGCAAAGGTATGTATTATTTTTTATATATGCAAGCCTTTTGACATATTTCTTCTATCAATTAACTTAGTTTAACTATATATACAACAAAAGGGACTCAACAACTAGTGTTAAGCCCCTTCTTTCTTTTACTTTGGACGTTTGCGTCCGCCTTTACATGCCATAATGTTACTTTTTATAAATTGTTTTAATCGTGTTAACAAAAGAATCAAGCCCTATAAGCGAGGCACTTGTTACTAATAGTATATCAAATGAATTTGTAGTAGGCTCTCCACTTATTGTAGAATATAAAGCCATACCAATACAAGTAAGCCATCCAACAAATCCAGATACTCTTTTACTGCTTATTGCGCTATCAGATGATAGCATCTTTATAATAAAATCTTTCATCGGTTTATAATAACACATTGAGTTAATAGAATCATGCTTGCAACAGATGAAGCATTCTCTAACGCTACTCTAGCTACTTTAGCTGGATCTATAACGCCAGCGGATATTAAGTCTTCGTATTTATCTGTAGCAGCGTTATATCCAACAGCAGATTCGTTATTTAATATCTTATCTATAATTATCTCTCCATTTTTACCAGAGTTCTCTGCTATCGTCTTTATAGGATATAATAAAGCATTTAATATAATATCAAACCCTAGTTTTTCGTCATTAGTGAGGACTTTTTTATCGTATTGCAAAAGAGTATTATAAACACTAATGTATGATGACCCTCCGCCTTGCACAATACCTTCCTCTAATGCGGCTAGAACAGCGCATAAAGAATCATCTATTCTGTCTTTCTTCTCTCTCATCTCAAGCTGCGAGTTAGCACCTACATAAATAGTAGCGATGCCCCCTGTTAGCTTAGAAAGCCTTTCTTTTGCGGCTCTTATCTCAAACTCATCATTTGATGCGTTTATTAATGACTTAATAGTATCTACTCTCTTAGCGACTCTATCTTTATAAGCATCGGAGCCGTATATAGTTGTTGAATCTCTTTCTACTAAAATACTATTTGCTCTACCTAAATAAGAGAAATCGCTGTATTCATCTGTATTATGAATAACAGTCGCACCTGTTAATGCTGCTAAATCCTCAAGGAAATTAATTCTACCAGCGCCAAACCAAGGCGCTTTAATAGCACATACATCAATGCCATTAGCTTTGTTATAAGACAGCGTTCTTAATGCATCTCCAGTAATATCCTCTGCGATAATAACCAAAGGCTTCCTGTTACTAGAAGCGTGCTTTACAACGTCTATAATAGACTTAAATTGGGAGATAGTCTTATTCACAATTAAAACCAATGGCTCTTTTGCTGAATAAGTAAATCCATCATCGCTATTGCAAAAGTACTGACTTATATAACCTGAGTTAATAGACATTCCGTCGTTCCACTCTATAGTAGTCTCATCATTAGTAGACTCTTCTACATTAACTAATCCATCACCACCAACAAGTCTTATAGCCTCACAAACAATATCTCCACATGAAGAATCATTATTAGCTGATATACAGGCCACGTCATTAATGAGATTACTATTTAAATCTACTGGACACGCAACTTGCTTTAACTTCTCAACAGCTAAAGATACAGCTAAATCTATACCACTCTTTAAACCGATTGGATTAGCACCAGATGATAAACATCTTATTCCATCATTGACTATCGACTGAGCTAACACTACACTAGTAGTAGTGCCGTCGCCAACATCATCACAAGTCTTCTTTGATGCATCTGCGACTAATCTAATACCTATATTGCAATACTCATCTTCGTCACTGACATAACGAGCGACAGTGACTCCATCCTTTGTTATATGAGGAGAACCGTCTATGTCTCTTATAATGACGTTTCTACCCTTTGGGCCTAAAGTACACTTTACTGCATTAGATAACTTATTTACCCCACGCAATATAGAATCCCTAGCCTCTAAACCAAACTTAATATTCTCCATATAAAACTGCTTCTCTATATATAAAACACTTATGTGCACAACTACCCCCACCCAAATTAACCATATACATTTGTTATAAAAATAACAATCTATATATTGTTTATTTCCTTATTTTTGGGTAAAAGGAACCTACCTGAAAGTCTTACAACTCCCAGGCAATCCGCTCACGCTCCTATTGGATACGTATTTCTCACTTCGTATACGCTTATTCAGCTTAAACTTATAGGCGGCTCATTCCACTTTTCTGACGTCTAGACCCGTTTATTATTATTAGTTTTCATCCTTAGTTATCTCTAGAGCGAATTTCCCTGTACCCTTTTCACAGCTTATGTGGCTCGCTAATCTAACGGAATTCTAGTGGAACATACAAGTCTATCATCCTTGTGATAATCCTTGCTAATCAATAGAAGATAAGCGTCAACTATTAATCAAGTGCAAAGATAATATATCTAAATTTAATATGCAAATAGGTTTCCATAAAAAACATTAAACGTTTCAAAAAACTACAGAAATGAGTAATATAGAACAATTAATGAGTCAAATGGAATAGTCTTAAATGCAAAACAGCAGCTGTGCCTAAAGAATCAAAGCGTATATAGGCCTTTTAAACGGATTTTTTCCACAACATATTTTTTTTCAGAACTAAAAATTTTTGTGTTAGAGGGGGATACCCCATACTAACCCCCATACGGCATTGCTCTGCAGGGGGTTCGTCCCTACCCTGCTTTGCCTTGTATCTATATATTTTATATATATGGTTACTTGTAATTTTAGGAACGTGTTTATTATTTATTCATTTTAAATTTTAATCAAAATGAGAAATTTAACCAAGGCGCAAAAAGCTGAAAAAATCAGCCAAGCCAAGTCTATTTTAATCAACGCTACAAAGAGTTTAGGGTTTGCAATGTTGCCGCCGAATGAAACGTTTGACGTTTCAATAAAAGACGGCGTTACGATTGACTCTATAGAGTCTAGTGCAATAACCACAGAATCAGGCGTACACAAATTTGTGCCCGTTATTTGTGAATCATCAGACGGCAAAACGTATGAGTCTTCTTTGTACTGTGGTCACAACGACAAAACGCCCGCCGATAGGATTGATTGGCACGTAGCGCTTTTCGAGGAATGTAGTGACGTTATTAATGAGCTTTCTTTTATCGGTAAAACATCCGATATAAGAAAGAATAAGAATGGTTACGACGTTACTTATTTAAGTATTCAAGAGTAAACCTTTGTGTGCCCGTACCTTTGTGTGCGGGTGCTTTTTTTTGTATTATTAATGCAAAGACGCTGAGTTTTATCTTATAGAAACAGCTTTTGGTATTTATAATACAAACCTTTTTATTGCTTATAAAGCAAAGACGCTGAGTTAACCATTTATATCTATAGAAGAATCCTTTCTATTATAGACATAAATACACCTTATATATATAGCTCAAAAAACGTTTATTAAATCTAAGACGTTGAGTTATAGCAAGCCTCTACATCAAAGAAATAAAGAATAAATTCTTTCTTTCTTTTGGTACTTTTCTTTCTTTCTTAAAACTAAAAAACAAAACAATGAATAAGAATTTATTGCTAGCTAGAAGCATTGTATCTAGCGTAATTAGCTCGCTATTATACATAGGAGCTATTTCTGTGATGCTCATTGCGTCACAAATAGTAAGCGCAGTACTTATATTGGTTTCCGTTGTAACAATCATAGCTCCAATATGCATTATGAAGTTGGAGTTTAACAGACCCATTCACGTCATGTGGAGCACCATTATTGTTGCTATGATTTCTATGTGGCCTTTAGTCCAGATTGCCGATTACCAGGGCGTTATAGTCCCCCTTCTCGCAATCTTCGCCACAATAATAAGCTACATAGCTTACGAAGAATTCTAGGGCGTGTAATATTGGCCAGTTTTTATTGCTTAAATAATACAGGTTAATTTGTTTGCATCAATATTACCACAAGTTATATGTTTATTTACCTTGTGTTAATATTGTTGTTTTGTTGTTTTTGGCCGCTATTCATCATTATTCCGCATATTAATTGTTGTTTAATGTTGTTTAGCGGCTTTTTTAGATTAAATAAATTGTTTATATGAACAATAAAGATACTTGTTTAAGAAAGACATATTCTGGTTTCATTCATTACCTGAATGATAGCCAGGTATTTGTCTTTGGGTCAAACACCCAAGGACGGCATGGCAAAGGCGCTGCATTAACTGCTAGACTTAGATTTGGCGCCATATATGGTAATCCAGAGGGAATTCAAGGTAAATCTTTTGCTATAATAACAAGGGATTTAACTAAGAAGACTCATCCCTCTAGGACTCCAGCGCAAATTATAAGCCAGATTGAGAAGCTCTATAAGTATGCTACCTTGCATCCAGAGAAAGAGTTTATTATCCCTTATAAATGTAGTGATTACAACTTGAACGCTTACAGTAGCGAAGACATGGCTAAAATGTTTGCGTCAAGAGATATACCTCAGAATATTGTATTTGACAAGCAGTTTTACGATTTAGTTAAATCATATATTTAATTAAATAGCCTTTATCTAATAGCACACACTAATAACGTGGTTCGATTCCCGTCTGGAAGATCTTGATTGGAGTTCGTGTGTGTAAAAAAGGTAATTGCCCTTGTCTATATAGCAAGATGTCAACAGATAAGTAAGTGGGCTTATTCTGAATGCTTGTGATTGATGGTAAAAGCGGTTCGACTCCGCTATAGACTACTGTTATATAATTAAAAAACAACAACATTATGACTCAGAAAAAACAAAGGGTTAAATTAGCCCGTAAATTGAGAAAGGCAGACAAGAGTGTGTCTTTCTCCGCAGCCCACAAGGCTGCAAGATTGTTTGTGTCTGGCAGAGCACAAGACGAGAGTCCAATGGACTTGGTTGCTCTGCTAGTGAGTTTAGGACTTCCAGCAAGAATGGTTACTGACTATAGGCCTTCGCCAGTGCTGCGTATACAATACCATTTTGTCACTGTATTTGTAGGAGACTACGAATATTGTGGCTACGATTTTAGTTACGGAGCTGATTATTAACCCTCCGTAGCTAAAAACTCTTAGTCCAGTTATAGAGTATAAATAAACACGTCACTGGATGATTCTAGATTAATTGTCGGATAAGAGCAAGAGTGATCTTGTAGTTCTAGAGTCTTTTTATTTTGTTAAATACATGTTAGTCTATCAACTTAGGCTGACTTTAACTTTTAAGATATGAAATACATTTCATTAATAGCTGCTGTCTTAATGATGGCTGTTTTATCATCTTGTGAAACAAGAGATCAAAAAAGATATAAGAAGTTCTACTTTGAAAAGATCACCGCTGACATGGCGATGACCGAGTATTATCTGATGGATACGCTGAATACGCTTCCAAAAGATAGCCTTATAGACAGGCTGCATGAGTTAAACAGAATATATTTTAAAGAAATAAGATAGAATATTATGATTAATCTAAAAAAAGGGCAAGACAGCCCGTCTCTTTCTAATGAGTTTAAAAAGAAGTTTAACACCTCTAGTGAACTGACATTGTCCTTTGTGAACGCTACTTTAGCGGCTTGCAACTTTCTATTAAAGCTAGCTAATTTAACGTCTGTGCATAATTTATATGCAAATACGTTAATTGCTGACACGACTGATTGTTCATCTTTTTCAGATGAGGCTTTTGAGCAGTTTATGCGTGTTTATGGAAATCCATTAAACGGAACTATTGCTTCAATAATGGTATACTGTTGTAGGTCTAACAGTGATACTATCTGGTTATATTCTAAGTTTAAAGACTTAGAAGGCTTTGACCATGAGTTGTGTCGCTCTGCCATTCTTAAGTCTTCAGCAATGATTTTATCTAGAGAGCAGTACTACTCAGCTAAGATAATTGATTTAGCTAAAGATGCTAGGTCTAGTTTGAGCCAAATGTTTGATGACATCTGATATGCCTACTACAAGAGAAAGTCTTTTTAATAAGTTAGCCTTTTTAAGAAGGCAGCGAGATGATATTCTAGTTCCATTTGTAAGGATGAGTATTCCAGGTGAAATACTTTCTGTTGCACCTATGTATCCTGGGTTTTTTAAAACCAGTCGTGCTGTTGAGGTTACGACTGGAGCTAGAACTCTTGTTACGTTTGTAAGTTCATCGTTCCCTACTGATGGTGATTCAATTAAGATTGCTGTCCCTGCTTTTATCTTTGATGAAATCGTCGGTATTGATAACTCTATTGATGGTGTATTGAAAAGTATAGCTGAACTCAAGCGATTAAATCAATTGAGTTCTAGTTGTTAACATTTAAATTTTAAAATCATGGAAATAAGAATAAAAATACATAAGACATATATTATTGATCGTTACATTCATTCCTTAAAAACTAAAATATCTAAGGGATGTGAACTGGTTAATATGGAAATAAGCATTGCTGATGGTAAGAAAATACATTGTTCTGCATTAATGCCGAATGATGGATGCAATGTCGTTAAAGTCTATAATATAGAAAAGAGAAAATCTATTAGACGTAGGAGCTCTGTATTTGGTCATGGATATAGAATTGTTAAAGAGCCAACATGCATAGCTTACGTTTATTATATACCTTTGAGAGTTCTTTCATCTGCTGGTTTATCAGTAGAGCAAAAATCAAGGCATTTCGTGTTAACAAAAGCTGGTGCTCCAGTAAGAAAATAATCGTTATGGATAAAAGAATATTAAACAATTTAGTTACAAAACTCGCAAATGCTGATTTATGTGAGTCAAGTAAAAATGATAAGCTTTCGTTTTTAATAAGAGAACTTGTAGCTAATTTAGAGACTGAAAAAGAAGTTGAGTCTGCATTAGAGATTCTTCTTGGCCCAGATGAACCTATTGAGTTTGTTCATGGCGTAGTACCTAATAGCAATTTAAAGCATTTAGGCACTGAGATTGCTGAAGTGGTAAACGTGAATTATATAAAAAAAGAGATTACTTTTATATATAATGATAGAACGTTGAATGATGGGTCTTGTCGAAAAGGGATTAATACTGTTTCTTTTAAGGAGTGGAATGACTGTAAGGCAGATTAATATAAAATACTATGAGTCCAAACTTAAAGAATCTAATAGAAGAGGTTTCAGGCGTGCTAAAAAAGCACAATGCATGTATTTATGTTAGTGCTCACCTTGGATTAATAATTATAACGCCAGGAAATAAAAGCGATAGCATATCTAAGCTATATATTAATAAAAGATATATTGACTCAGACTATTTAGAAGAATTGTCTGATTCTTCTTGTGAAAACAATATCGGTTGATTTATTTTATAAAAAGCGATGAGTATAAGTATATATCTATATTCTTATAAAGAGAACTCATCGCTTTTTTATTGAATTACTAACTATAAAAAACAAACTTAAAATGTGTAAATATTGCAATGGGGAATTACCTCTTTTTACTGAAACGTCAAGTGATTCTGACGACTTAAATAGCGATAAAAAAAAGATTTATTTAAATGGGTCTAAAATGAATATTTATTTATCAAAATATCATTATGATTCAAATAAATTAGATTTTGATGGAGACTATGGAGTATTTGTCGAAGACTACGATATTCATTTAAATATAGATATTAAATATTGCCCAATGTGTGGTGCGAGATTGATTAAATAAAATAGAAAACGTTGAGTAGCTATGGATGAAGACGAATATTCTGATTTGTGGGCACTAGGATTATTAGTCATTTATCTAATACTTCTGCTTGGATTGAAGGATTTATAATATACTATACCTGGTTTTATCCTTTATATAACAAAAAACTAATAACTTTTCAAGACCTTGAGAACACCAGTTTGTCCGACTAGCGCAAAAGTATATGTGTTAATCTTCGATAGCACAGTCACGAGACCCAAGTGACAAGAAGATGAGTAGTAGGTTTAGGTGTAAAAGGCAATTGCTCAAATGGTGTAACGGTTAGCACGCATGGCTTATATCCATGAAATCTAGGTTCAATTCCTATTTTGAGTACTAATTAATAATATTAAATAATAGTATTATGTTGAAAGTAATAACAAAACTTTTAGGAATATCGATCAAGCTAAGTGCCACGCTAGCGATACCAGCACTAATTATTAGTATACCAGAACTAAATATAAATGCTTTTATTGTAAAAATAATACAAATAGGTTTTTTAATACCGTTTTCTATTGTTTGTGTATTTGTGTTTATTTTATTGATGCGTTTTGTATGGCAGAAATAATTAATAAATTGTATTATGGAAGATGAAATAGTATCATTTGAGACGGCAATGCTTCTCAAAGAAAAAGGATTTAATGAGCCGTGTTCTTATTATTATGAAGATAATGAGCTATGTAAATTAGGCTATTATCACGGTGAAGGCACTGGTTTTGTTCGTAATAATTCTCCTATAGATGGGAGGTTTCTATGTGAAAAAATGCAATGTACAGCTCCAACTCAATCGTTAGCTCAAAAATGGTTGAGAGAGACCCGTAATGTTACATTTAACGCTAATCCACATTCCAATGATGGGAAAATAATATATGTAGTAACTATAAAAGTTATTTCAAGTAATAAATATGTTGATTTTAATGTAATGATGGATACTTCAAACAAAGCGACTATGTTTGATACTTACGAAGACGCAATTGAGTCAGGTTTAAAGCATTGTTTAAAATCTATTTAATATGATAGCAACAAAAGGATTATTAACAGTAGATGAGCAAATAGAAATTTTAAAGTTGGCAAAGAAAAGATTGCCTAATTTAAGTTGGCCGTGCAATAGTGCTGGGATTTGTTTAGCGATAAAAAAGACTCTATTTGATAAAGGCGAAAGGCTATATAATACTGCTTGTTTTTCTGGAATAGAAAGCCTAATACCGTCTTTTACACGAGAAAACGCTATTTTGTCAAGAATAGGCGAAATTGGATCTAGTGCATATTGGTGGGAAACTGAATTGTCAAAAGGAGGATTAACTAACCGTTTAGCTTTTCTCGATTGGTTAATTAATGAATTAGAAAAGTCAAAAACAATTAAATAACTACGCATTTACTAAAAATAAATCAAATGAAAACAGATAATTACAAATTAGCTTTATTTGTCCCAGAAAAAGAGTCACAAATGCCTTGCGATAAATGCCCTATAGATGACATTTGTCACGCCTATAATTCATATTTAGTTTATAACGAAATGGAGAATGGCAATAACAATCTTTTAGATCAATGTCTAAGAGAGTGTTTTAATGATACAGATTGTTTAATACCTGTTTTACATTAATACTTTATTATGCATTTATTCGTAAAAGAAGGATACCATGATATTATATATATTGGTACTAAAATAAACGGATCTATGGCTAGAGCTTATGCTGGTTGCTTTAGATATTGCAATAAATATCAAATACGCCATTTTGATTTTATATTTAATTATGAAAGAAAAGGCTTAAAATGTATTGATATTGGTGGATTTGGAGCTGACCTGTCTAAACGAATAGCTGATATTTGCGATAAAGAACTACAGGTGACTAAATTGATTGTTAATTTCATAGAGTCTAATAAATCATCTAGGATTAGATTTGATAAAAATGTAATTAGAAAGAATGACCATCTATTGCTTTACACAATAAACGATTACGCTGGTGAAAAGCTTTTTATTACATTTATAGATAACGAACGTCAATTCTATTTTAATCTAACATACAGCAAGCAAGAACGAAGACTCTATAAATGTGATTTGGAGAGTCTTAACAAACAAGATTTTGGCAACATCTTACTTTTAGATGACTCTGTTTATTCAGAAATAAAGGATTTAATAACTCCGCAATTTCTAAAAGATAGAGATTTCTTAAATGAATTAGTTCTTAGACTTGCATGTTTTGCTAAGGATGACTACAATGGTCTAGGTAGATTTAGATTATAACTTAAAATAATAAACTATGAATGTTAAATACTATGACATAGTACTTATAATAGTACAAGTAATTCTTATAATAGCCCATCTTAATACTAGCGGGTTTGCTGAAGCTTTGATATTAATAGCACAAGCAATCCTTTTGCTTATGCAATGTACTATGCGTCCAAATGGGTGTGAGGATAAATAATTAACCTTTTATATTTCAGGATTTTGCACTTTTTGCCATTATAATTAAAAAGTGCTTTAAAATGGAGAAGTGGCGGAATTGGTATACAGCAGTAGATTGACGGAAGCACCCTAAAGTCGTCGTAAATAATTAGCTTGGGTTTGCAGGTTCGACTCCTGCCTTCTCCCCAAACAATAATTAAAAACATAGATTATGAAAGAACTAAAAGTTGATCTTTTTAATTCAAAGAAAGAGAAATTAGAAACTTCTATTGAGTTGTCTAAATTCAATATATTTGTTGGTAGTGATTTTTATAATATTAGAACAATTATTAGAAATGCCAGGATAGAAGACTCTGTTTATGGATATGGGGATTTCGGATCTTCTAACTGTATATCAGAGCATAAAAGTCTTGTATATGAATTCGTCAAGCATTATTCTGATAGAAACAAAATAGCTGTAATACATACAGAAAGCCAGTTTGTGTTATACGCATTTAACAATTTAATATTTAATTATATTGTTAAAGATAAAATGCCTGCTAATTTAAGAGGTGAGATGACGTGTAAGGACATTATGATAGACCCTAAAGATATTAGGATTTATCAAGTAGAAAACGGGGTTGTTACACGCATTCAAAATAAAGATGGTCTAATTGAACATAATTGTTTTGATAGCGAGATGAACATCATAATGAATGACTTTTATAAAATGATTGATTATTATGAGTGATACAATTGTATTAAATGGTATAGCTTGGGATAAAGAGAATCTTGAAGTTAACGGACAAACTCATTTTACTTACAAAGAGGCTAAAAGGGAAGCCGCTAAATTAAATAAAAGGCTTCCCACTATTAAAGAAGTTAAACAACTTTTAAAATTGCCTTATACCTGGGACGACAGCAAAATGGGCATTAGATTTGCAGCAGAAAAAGAGAATTTAACAACTGAAAATCATTTATTTCTGCCAGTTAAAGGCTATATAGTTGAACATAGCATTGTAAGAAATGCGAGTTTATTTGGCGTATATTGGACTTCGACATCTAATGATTCTTCACTAGCAAAATTCTTCGGTTTTTCAAAACAAAGCCGTTATACGAATGTTTATTACAGATATGGACGTTTTACTGTTAGATGTGTTACAGATATAAAATAATAATATGGAAACAAATCAAGAAATAGAATTCAATATTCCAGAAGGATATGTGATAGATAGTAGTAAAAGCACTGAAAACAAAATAGTGTGCAAACCTATTGAACCACAGTATCCTAAATTATGGGAAGACGTATTTTGGGCAAAGCCAATATCAGGGTTTGATATTAAACTTTACAACAGTGATATTAGAAGTGCAACGAGCCGTGAAAAAGCACTTTTTAAAACTGAAAAGCAAGCTGCATCCTCTTTAGCATATGCTCAATTAACTCAACTAATGGCATTGCCATGTTATAATGGAGATTGGACACCTTGTTGGAATAGTGACCAGATTAAATATTGTATTGTAAGATATGATGATGAAATTGTAGTAGATGAAATGTTCCATAATTTTGAATTTCTAGCTTTTAAATCTAAAGAAGCTAGAGATGTTTTTTTAGAAAATCATTTAGATTTAATTGACAAATTCCATCAATTATGACAACTGGTAAAAAGCTAATTAGCACAATGGATAATTCTGGATTTGCTGTATTCCGCACAAAAACATGGGGAACAAGAGATTATCAATCTGATCGTAAGAAACGAATTAGAAAGATAGTTTCTAAAAAACTTAGAGTTTATCTAAAACGTGATTTAAATAAAATTATAAATGAGTAATTGGTCGTACTTTAATGCTATAATATTAGTAAGCTCTTATAAAGAGTTGCCTGATTTTGAGAAAATCATAGAAGACATGATTGAACAAGCCCCTCCTGTAACTGGTAGTGAGGGAAATTGCTCAATTCACGTTGTTGATTATTTCAAAAATGTATCAACAAATATGGACTGTAGGAGATGCCCACATTTGAATTTATATTATGGACTTCCATTTGAAGATGGTAGCCTTGATAAAAAAGGGTGTCCTGGTGCTCCTCTTGCTACGGCTAAACATCGCAAAATGTGCATAGCAGGAGAATACATCGGCTCTTGCAAAGTTGTTATTACAGATAACAATGGGTTGAGAGATAAAACTAAAGAAGAAACTGTTAAAGAGTTTAAGGATTTAATTAAACACATGAAATCTTATAGAAATAAACTCTTTGAGATAACTGTTATATGTAAAAACATAGAATAATAATAAAATGAATTTATCAATCGGTGAATATAAACTACCAATCGGCTACACAGCTGTAGTTGAAGATGGTAAAATCGTTGTTATAGAAAAGCAAAATTATAAGCCAACACCAGGTGATTTGCTTTATATAGAATATAACGATTGGTGCGATGACGAACAAAAAATGCTAGCTATATTCGTTAGAGAAAGAAGCGATGGAAGCGGCATTATTAAAGCCCAATTGCACTTAGAGAGTGGTAAGCTTGAAGCGAATCCAAATACAGAGTGCACACTATTAGATTATAAAAACAAATCTAGATTTGCCAATAACGACGAAAGAATGCTTTATTCTAATAAGCTTAATGAAAATAAGCTTAGGCTAAAAGCTAAGAACTTATTAATACTACCTGAGTGGCAAAAAGGTTGTTTTTTAACTTCTTATGATGGCAATACAACCGTTGTAGTAAAGAGGGTTGCTGACGGAGGTGTTGTGGCTATTGTTGGGTATGATAAAAAGAACCATATTGTTCTTAATGCGTATGTAGGAGAGTTGTATTGTTTTAGGCGCTCTACTGAAGACGAAATTATGTCTTTGTTACAAAACCTGTATAATAATAAAATAGTTTATGATAATTCTACTAAGTCAATTAGAAGATTACCACGTTTTGAGTTAGGGGAAATCGTTGTACTTGATAGAATCCATAGGATTTGCATCGTAGTAAGTCATGATTTAAACAAAGACACCTTTACTGGATACAATCCACACGCTGGCTATATGACACAATTGAATTATGATGACTTTCATAGAGCTTCAAATGATGTATATTCGTGTGAGTTGTTTAATCTAGACATGGATTTAAAAGGTTTTCGCTGGAATCCAGATACAAAAAAGATAGAACGTATTATTTGGGCTCCAAAGTCTGGAGAAGAGTTTTATTATATAGACATGTATTTTGGTTTGATAAAAAGAACAAACTACGATACGTCAGATGTTGTTACGAGGCTAATAGAAGCAGGTAATTGCTTTAAAGATGAGAAAGAAGCAGAATCTGTTTTAGATAAAATTAAAAACGTATTTGAACAAAGGAGAGCTTTATGAAATATTTAAATATAGCAGCTATTGTGTTTGGAGTTATAACGGTTGCCCTAGCAGTCTATGGCGTCATGTTTAAACATCCATTATGCGTATCGCTAATGCCAGCCTTTGGATTGGCTACAGTGATTTTAGAACTAATTATTTTAAAGATTAGAGATGATTAAAATTATTCTTGTAGTAATAATGATTTTAGCAATAACATTTTACTATTTAATAAAAAGCGAATTGGGGAAACTCATATTAGCTATATTGATATTCCTTATTATATTAGGGATTTATTTTATTTAATTTAAAAACTAAAGACAATGAGAAAAAGATTTAAGCAATCCGTTATAGCTAGTAGTGAAAACTACAATGCTAAAAAGACATCACATTTATTGATGTTGCAACAAAATAGAGAGGCAAATAAAGAGTTCTTAGACAAGATGTTGAGTACTGCTGTACATAAACCAGTTAGTGATATTCAATCGTTTGAGAATGGTTTAAAAGCCCAAATAGAACGATTTAGGCAATCAAGACAAGCGGCATGTTGATACCTGATTTTATATCGCACGTAGCTATTATTATAATATTTTGCTGCGGTATTATTGTGTGTTATAAGTATAGTAGTTTGGATAATTCCAAGAAAAAACAGTCTTTGCCTCTTGACCTACAGTTAAAAGTGCTAAAAATGGCTAAAAGTAGAATGATGGAAGCACCACATACATATTTCCTATGCGCATGTATATCTAGTGCTTTATATGATTGTGATCTTTATAATTCTATCCAAAATCAAATACCAGTATTTTGTAGAAAAAATGCTATTATTTATGGGAATGCGCAAGGCAATAGTTTGTATTGGTGGCCGCTAACTTTAGCTGGTAAAGAGGATAGAATAAAGTTTTTAGACTGGTGTATTAGCCAAGTTGAATTGCAAATTAAATATGAAACCCAAAAGAATAAAAGGTTTTATCGTAAATGGTTTAAATAATGAGTTATAAAAATATTTTCATTTGTTTTTCAGTAGTTTTGTTTACTATTATATTTGGATTAAAGTTATATGATGAAAAGTATGACTTTAAATCCAAATATATAGTTTATGAGAAATACGAACCGCATCGTTTGGAAAGTATAAATATGCATTCTGATGATAGCTTTAGTATCTCATACAGAACTAAATACGGATTAAAAGAAATTGAAGTAACAAAAGAATTGGTTGATTCAATTTGCGATGGTCAGATTGTGTTTATAAAATATAAAATAGAAGACAAATGAGAAAGAGATTTAAGGTATTAAATGGGGTAAGATTCGAGATGGTTATGCGTGTTATTGACAAACGTATAATCGTAGCTCGATAAACATAGATGATTGGTTTGGTTGATTAGGGTGCAAGTCATTGGATTGATTTGCATCCACTGTAGAAGTGATTACTATTTTTATTATTAATTATTAGGTAAGTTAAGGAGCTTCCCGCCGTGAAAATCGGTCATGATGATTAAAAATAGAACTACTGTATCACTTATCCACGTTTGTGATACAGTAGTTTTTCATAAAAATACACTTTACTTATGAGCAAAAAGAAGAAAAACAAATTTAAGAAAAAACAATTTAACTTAAGAGAGAAAATTAGTGAGTACGTACATATAGTGCGTGATATAAAAACTAAAGAGTATTCTCTTTTGTATAATTACAGCCAAAACAAAAACGCCAAAATACATTCATCTAAAAGTTTAGAAGAAATAGAAATGGCTAAAGAGATTTTTATTAATTCATTAATTTATAATATAAAAATAAGATGATTAATTTAGTTGCCAGTAACAAAGTAAAAGTAGGCGATGAGTTCTATTCACCTATCTATGGTCGTAAAATAGGCGTAGTAGCCATTAATGACAAAGGACATATCTATTTTGGTGGTATGTGGCTTAACTCATTTGGTCAAAGGCTCAATCAAAAAGATGGAGAGCTTCTAATATTTCCTTCAAAGGATAATCGTGACTGGGGAAGTGAGTTTATTCCAGGGCAGAAAGTATTGGTTAAAAACAAAGAAGATGTGTTTTGGGCTGAAAGAGAATATGTGTCTACTAATGACAATTTACATAGAGTTAAAAACTATAAGATGTCAAGTGCTGGATCTGTGATAGTGTTTGAAACTTATGAAGATATAAAACCGCATGATAAACTCATTTGATAAATTTGCTAATGTATATGCTCCCGATAAAATAAGGGAGCATACAAAATGGATTAACACTAAAATAGATATTTCGTGTTTAAAATCGGCTAAAAGCATCAAGATAGAAGAATTTAATCTGCTTCCTCTTGTATCAGATGTAAATGATATTAAAGACTATAGATTTGCGTGGTACGAGAAAGGTCTTTATTTGTCTGAAAAAGACAAATCAATGCTAGATGATGACGAAATATATTTTAGATATATTCCATATAATGCGTTTTTTAACACTGACTGTATAGCTTTATTTGCTAGAAATCATGAGAATGCATTGTGTACTGTAATGCTTGGTAAGCCAATAGCTAAACGTGGCGAGCCAATAATCTGGGTTTCAGATCAACTTTTTGAGGACGAATGTGCTTATGTAACAAAATATTATAAAACATGAAATCAATAGAGAAATTCAAAGAACAAAACGGTATCAAGGATAATGGCTTACAAGAATTCTTTGAGCTGACTCTTACTTCTTATGATTTTAAAGAAGAGGTATCATTTGATGAAATTGGAGATCAGTATTATGATCTTATAAACGAGAATCCAGAAGCTCGAATGTTAGACGAAAAAGACATTTTAGTACTTTTAAAAGCTGACGCAAAGCAGATAGATGGTTTTTTAGAGTTTAAAGATCCAAACACAGAAAAGGTCTTATCGATACCAGTAAATGATACTCTTAATAAAAGAATGTTCAAGTATTGGGTGTCAGACGATGACGGCTTTAAACTAGCTAGAATCGTTATAGTAGATGGCAAGCTAAGAGCTAGATTCAGCGAGATACGTGATAATGATAAAGCTATATGTGTATTTGTCATTGGAGATGATTCTGTAATACAGGATTTTGAAGATTTTGAAGATTTTGAAGATTTACCATCTTAAATATAATTATGGAAATAGATAAATATTCAAAAGTCTCTGATTTTATACAAGGCGATCAAGTCACGTTAGGAAATCAGCAATATGAATTCGTTGAATCCATTATGTCTTCGTGCTTTAGATGTGCGTTTTTTAATGACAACAAAAAATGCATGGCTTCTAGTGAGATAGGTAACTGTATTAAAGGTTACTTTAAGATATTGTCATCATATGGAAGCAACTCTATTGATGATAAGAAACAAATCAAATCAATTCAAAAATTTAAAAATGAATTTAAATGAATTAAGAGAAGATGAAATAAGAATTAAGGGAGTCAATTTTGATCCATCTTGTTCTTTGTATAGGCTAGCTGATAATTATATAGCTTTTAAAAAGAAGGCTAAAGACCGTATTGAGAATGCTATAGAGTCTGAGAAGCCTATTTTCTGTATTATTCCAATAAATTTAATAAAGTTCTTTGCTCACTTTGCAAACAAACGCTTTTTAGAGTCATTGAGAAGAGCAGCTAGCTTATCAGTTAACGAATGTGCTGTTTTATTGTTTATTCCTTCTAAAAGGGAATTAGTAGTAGTGCCGTATCACTCTTTTGTTAATCATACTGCTATAGAAAAAGACTTTATAGAATTTCCTGTCGACTTAGTTCCTTTATATGTATATAAGTATTTTATAGGAGAAACAAATTTTCACTCTTATATATATACTGGAACTGTCGAGCCAGAGTTTATTACACAAGATATTACTCGTGACGAAATTGGTGATTTTGGCGATATGGTTGATTATAATTTTATAGCAACACATCACTTTCTTGGCTCTAACAAAATATCAATTATAAATCATTTAAAAAGTTTAATTGATATTACTATGGAAGATCATCTTTTAAATAATGCTTTAGTTGAATTATATACTGCCGCAAAGACAGCTATAATCAATGAGCCAAAAACATTGCAGATATTTCAAAAAAGAGATGGTTATGGATGTATGTTAGTTAAATCAAAAGAAGAATATGATAATAAGAAATTTAAAAAAACAATTTAGAAACCTATGCTATTTAGAGCTATGGTTAAGTGGTTTTGGGATAGACCCAAATGCTAATATTGATCTTTTTTGCGGGGGTGCTGACGGTATAAGAACTTTTTACCCCAAAAGGCTTTTTCAAAACATAAGAGATAATATTATTTATACTCTTCCTGGTATATACAATCAGACAGGATTAGCTTATTGCGTTCTTAGAATAGATAGCCCTTTTTTAAGGATGCTAGGCATAACTCTTCCAGGCAATACGATGTATGTTGTATTAATGAAATTGCGTAGTTGTGAATCATTACTTCTAATAAGATTTACAAACGATAACGACGCTTATTTATTTGCTAGAGAGTTCTATGAGAACACTCATATAGAGCAGTCTGGCTTTATTAATATAGTAAATAACGGAGACTTCTTTATAGAAGAAGAAAATGTCGTTAAGGTCAATAAACCAAATGTTGTTGAATGCAATTTCGTGAAGAGAAAAATAGATAGTCTATCTCAAGATATTACATTCGATGAAATTGGAGATTTCGGCTTTGACAAAGAGAATCAATTTGATATTGGTCTTATGCCGAAAAACTACACAATTAAATGTGATGATTTCAAATCTTTGATTGATAAAATAAAGTTGTTAAATAACAATTTTATTTACAGAGATCTTAATTGTAATTACGTTTATGTCGGTATTAACTCAATGAAAAGAGTTCTTCCAGAAAACGAAGGGAAGTATAAATCTCTAAATCAACGAGAGCTATTCGCTATATTAAACTTTAATTCTGAAGAAGTTTTAGAGATAGAAAGAGCTGAACGATATAAGTTTTATTTAATAGATAATCTTATTTATGGTACTAAGTATTCTGAAGATCTAGAAAAAGATAAAATTGAAGCAGACTGGTGCAACGATTTCACATATATTCCTAGATTAGAGTGTCAGCAATCTAAAGCCCTTAGAGAAAAGTTTGTTCCTAATATTATGGACGAAGTTGGGGCCGCTGAGGCTGAAAAAGTAAAAGTGAAGCCAGATGTTATTAAAATGGGAGTCGGTTTAAATGATAGAGCATTTTTTGACGAGGCTCATATAAAGGCTATACATGATGCTCAAAAAAAAGGAAGGCTAGATGTTCTTAGAAGGGCGGTTGGGCTAGATGCCGATATAGACAAACCGAATGCTCCAGAAGATGCGTTTGAGGCAAAGCCTAAAAAAGATGCTGATTGGTGGGACGCATTTTAATATTAAAAGATGATATTCGATTTCGATTATAAACTACTATCTAAATACAGTATCACATGTCGTGACTTAGCCGTGATGGTTGCGTTACTATATTCACCAAATGGAATAAAAATAAGTGGATTCGATAGATTAATAATAAATGGCATTATTGAATATAATGAAGATGGTGATACAGCTTTCATAACAGAATATGGATGCAAATTACTTGATTCTTTATCTAAAAGTGTTCATGCCGCTCAGTTCAATAAAGCTGAGATGGATGAATTTATTGAAAAACTTAGATCCATATTCCCATCTGGTAAGAAAGATGGTACTAATAAATACTGGAGAGATAATTCAGAAGCTATTGCGAAAAAGCTTAGGAATTTTATGAAGAGAAATCCAAAATACTCTCCAGATGAGATTTTAAAAGCCACAGAGAGATATGTAGAGTCCTTTCATGGGAATTATAGCTTAATGAGAATATTGCCTTATTTCATAGAGAAAGAGGGCAACTCAGAGCTATTAACGTTCCTTGAAGTAGACACCTCTACTGGTGGCGAGTATATGAACATTCAACAAATGATTTAGAATGATTGAAGAAGTCATACAAAATCTATATGAAAAGCGTGCTAGAATACTAGATGGTAAGACTAACTGTATACCATGCCCATTTATGCGATTTAGAGAAGTGTGGCCTGGCATAGAAAGGAAGAAATACTATATAGTAACTGGTCAGCAGAAGTCTGGGAAGACTCAATTTACAGATTATACATTTTTATACGAACCGCTTAAATACGCATACAGAAATCCAGATAAAGTCAGGGTTAAAATATTCTATTTCAGCCTAGAGATGAGTGCTGAGGAGAAACTACAGCAGTTAATATCTCATTTGCTATATATAAAAAGCAAAGGAGCAACAGTTGTGTCTCCAACAGATCTTAGATCTACTAGAGAGGATAAGCCAGTGGAAAAAGAGATTCTTGATGAGATTTCAAAACCAGAATATATGAATTTCATGAAATTCTTTGAAGAGCATGTAACAATTATCTCTGATATTAGAAATCCAACTGGCATTTACAAGTTTATGGAAAACTATGCAAAGAACTCTGGTACTATTTTTAAAAAAGAATTAGAAATAGTCAATTCGTCTACTAAAGAGAGGATTACTCAATCAGTATTTTCTCATTATGTGCCAAACGATGAAGACGAATATGTTATTTGTATTGTAGACCATATATCTTTATTATCTCAAGAAACTGGATTGTCGCTACACGAGACAATAAGTAAATTGTCGGCAGATTACTTTGTTAAACTAAGGAATTACTACTCTTTTATACCAGTAGTCGTTCAACAGCAAGCAATTGCTGGTGAATCAGACCAAAATGTAAAAGATAATAGGTTATTTCCAACGGTTAGCAATCTTGCGGAAAATAAATTGACAAGTCGCGACGCCAATAGCATGTTTGGACTTTATTCTCCATTTAGACATAACATAGCAAAACATGAGGGATATGACATCTCTGTATTTAGAGATAATATACGATTTATGGAGCTTATGATAAGTAGAGATGGTGGAGCTGGTTCAGTATGCCCTTTATTTTTTAATGGAGCAGTCAATTACTTCGCAGAGATGCCAAGAGTTGACAACAAACAAGAGTTAGACAAAATGTATAAACTTACTGATCATTATAGAAAAAAGATCAGAGTTAATTTATTTAATTATTTTTTAAAAACAAAGAAACGAAATGGGAGTATCAGTAGCAATCGTAGGCCCTAGTGGCGGTGGTAAAACGACGAGTCACATGATTAATGTAGATGGGACAGTGGATTTAAATCCAGAAAAATACACTGGAATGAATCCTAAAACTCATTTTATAATAAACACAGACTGCAAGCAATTGCCTTTGCCACCACACCTGTGGAATAGAAAGAACAAGAATTATACAGAAACCAAAGAATTGGAAGATATTAGAAAAGTCTTTCAGTATGTAGCCAAGAACCCAGATATAAAATCTATTTCATTAGATACTTTAAATGTTTATTTAGCATATAAAGAGTATAATGATAGAAAAAAGCTTACATTTGATCAGTAAACTAAAGTTTTAACATTTTTAATAAATTTGTAAACGCTGCTGATCTAAAACTCCGTTAAACAGGGAAACTCTTGTAATATAGACAATCCTGTGCTAAACCTTTTAGAAATAAAAGAAAATGCCAAACGACTAGGAATGATGCTTAACAAGTAATGTTGAAGCTATAAAATTTCCCACGAAAGCGGGGCACTGCTTATTTTTTTTTTAATAAGCTAAAGATATAGTCTGAGCTATATGGTGACATATAGAAGCACGAGATAAAGAGCTTGTGCGATAACAAATGGGCGTGATGTAGCCAATGATATTCTTGAAATAATCGACATGTGCAATAACGTGTTAAGAGAAGATCAAATTGGATATATATTTTGTCACACGAACATACAAACTGATGTTGATGGTGCTGATAAAAGAGTTATTGCTGTTTTAGGTAAAAAGTCGGTTTCCAGACCTCCAGAAGCATTCTTTCCAATTGTTTTAATGACAACTGTTGAAGATGACGGAGATGGAGAACCTCGCTTTTTCTTTGAAACAAAAATGAATCGTAGTACTGCAAAAACTCCACTTGGGATGTTTAATGAATTTAGAATTCCAAATTCATTAGCTTTAGTAGATAAAGCCATTAGAGATTATCATAAGATCTAATGAAAGACATTCTAAATAGAGTTATAAGCGGTGATTTATCAGTTGTAGACGTTTTAGTTAGAGAGGCTTTAGACGATGCAAATGTCGTTAAAAAAGACGATTTAAATAATAGCGTATCATTGGTTCTTGCTGTGTCGATGCATAATCCAATAATGTTGGAAATGCTAATATCAAATTTAATAGGTTATTTTGAAAGAAAATATAACCTAACAAAAATAATCCACAAAAATAAAGCATTTTATGTCTAAAAAGAAAAATGTAGTATTGATGGCTTGGGGCGGAGCCAAAGAAACAGCTCAACAAGTGACTGAATTCAATAAGTACACTGGAATTCTTCCTGTATCAATTATTGCCTTGAATCCAAATAAGACAGAGTTGTCTAAGATCTTAGGTAGAGAGATAGAAGAAGAACCATCGTATATTATTGATGCCAAAGATGGTAAGCCAAAAACCTTGCGTATTGAATTACTAGTTAAGCCTGCTGGAGTTGAGTTTGAAGGGATTCAATTTATGAATAGGATTAACTATTTTATTCGTATGGAGATCATGCGAAATAAAGACAAGACGAAGGTTCAAGTAATAAATAAATACGGTCAGACCGCTTGGGTTACAAACGAAGAATTTGATGCCAAAGAAGCTCCTAGCACGTCTTTCGCTATGCCGTATAGAGCGGCATTGTCTGGAGAGGCTGATTTCGTAGAAGCTATCAGAATTTACTTTGACGTTAAAAGGCCTGATGTATATAAGGATGGAGCGTGGGAGTTAAGGCCAGCTGTTGAACTTAAGGATTGTGAGGGCGAATTAGATGACTCTATGCTTAAGAAAATGGCTAGAGGAGATTTCTCTGATTTGCAAAAGTTAGTAAAAGCTTATCCTAATAACAGAATTAAATACTTTTTTGGAGTTAAAATCTACGAAGGCAAGGAGTATCAAACTGCTTGCACAAGGGTTCCTATTGCTCCAAATGCAAGAAACCTAACAAGGTATTTTGAGAGATTGAAATATCTAATGGGTACTCCATCTTATCAAAACACTTCATTTGGTCAAGAACCTTATGTGTTTGGTGTTTATAAGCCTATGGCATCTGATTTTGAGCAAAAAGAATCAGTAGCTATTCCATCTGTAGCTGACCCATTTGCTGCTAATGATAACTCAATGGCCACAAACAGTGACGCAATTGATGATTTACCATTTTAATAAAATATGATTAAAGCTAATCTATCAGAAGTTTCTTTAGAAGATATAGCTCATATTGATCAAGTAGAATTAGCACGTAGGTATCTTGGTATATCCAAGATGCCTATTGTTATTTCTTCTCCATTTAGAGAAGATAAACATCCGTCTTTTTCTATTAGATATAAAAATGGAGTAGTTCAATTTATGGATTTTGCAACAAATGATTATGGTAACATATACACATTGCTTTGCAAGATGTGGAATTGTTCTTTTAAAGAAGCTATATCTAAAATCTATTATGATTATGCATGTAATAACTACAGCAAAATAAATGGATTTAAAAAGCCTATAATAGACAAAGAATCTGTATTCCAATCGCAAATAGATGTAAAAGTAAGAGCTTTTGAGGATTATGATTTAGAGTTTTGGGGCAAATACGGTATAAGCAAAGAATGGTTAGTTTTTGGAGATGTATATGCAATATCACATATATTTATTAAAAAAAGCGATAAAGAGTACTCTTTTTTAGCTGATAAATATGCTTACGTTTATATAGAGCGCAAAGACAATATTGTGTCTAAAAAGATATATCAGCCTTATAATGATAGATATAAGTGGATTAATAAATCAGATGCATCTGTTTGGGACTTATTTGCTAAACTACCATTCTATGGCGATAAGCTTATTATTACTTCGTCACGAAAAGACGCTTTAAATTTATGGAGTAACTTAGCAATCCCAGCAACATCCTTGCAGGGAGAAGGGTTTATTCCAAAAGAAAAAGTTATCAACGAATTGAAGCATAGGTTTAAAAGAATATATGTTTTATACGATAATGACGAAGCTGGTATTATTAACTCAAAAAAGATATGTGATAAATATGATTTAGAAAACATAATGATTCCATTGGAAGAGTTATCTAAAGACCCTAGTGATTTATATAAAAACACTGGTGAAAGAAATTACTTATCAGTATTTAAAAAAATATTAAACATTTAAATATGAATTTTGATTCTTTTTATTCAATTTATCAAAAATATGATGATATAAACGCAAAAGAATATCCAACACCGTCTAATCCTAAGTCGAGGATACAACACAGATGGTGTTTTTCTCCGCTATTTAACAAAAGCACTGAATCTTTTAAATCCATACAAGTTATTAAGATATGGATGACCAGTAAAGATGTTAGTAATGAAATCGAAGGTAAAGATATTGACCCGTATAATAGGATGATGTCAAATGAATCTCATAAAGTTTTAATAACAGAAGAAGAACTTCGTAACTACATCAATAATGTATCTCTTCTTTTTAATGTTGAAATGACATTAGATACTATCGATGATTCAGAATGGGTGGTATCTATCTTTACGAAAGGATCTACTGACGTTGGAAGGATAAAAACTGTTATGACTTTTGTTCGATACGCTTATGAGTTCTCTTTTAATTACATATTGGCATTATTATATGGATCTATTGACTTAGGTATATTTAGTAAGGATGAAGACTTCTTTGCTTTATTGTTCTTCTTTAGTGTTACAGAGCATAGCAATGACAATCATGCTTTTGCTGGAAATAGTGACATATTGTATACTAATCCTGCAATATTAAATGAACATATTGGAGAAACACGAATAGAAGGCGTATATTACTTTATGGAAAGAGCATCTATAAATGTTGATCGTTTATTATATGAAGATGGTGAGAAAGTTTGTGAAACAGTAAGAACCGAGTCTTATTTTAGAAATCTATTAAGCGAAGGAAGTGCTGAGTATTGTAGTGATCCAAATAAAAATGGAGTTTATGATTATTTAAAAAACAACAAAGATCAAATAATTAAATTATATGAAAGTTATAAAAAACAGATTAAAGATCAGGTCCAAAAACCATAGTGCAAAACTATTGGATCGTTTAGAGTGTGACAAATTATCAGTGTTAAGACTTGGAAGCAAAACGCCAAATGACGTAGTCTTCGCAAATAGCAAACGCTACAAAAAAGGAGAAATCCCTTTTGAGATAAACACTGTTGAAGCATGCGTTAACTCTTCTAACAAGAGATTAATGAAGCAATGCTTTAACGAATTAGACGTAGCAACAGCGTTATGGTGCGATTTAAGCGAGTTTATCGAAGGAGATGCTGAATTCTCTTATCCAATAGTAGTAAAGGGCATATACGGCTATAAAAACAAAGATAACTATTTTATCAAAGGCAAAGAAGAACTTGATGAATGGTTGAAAGTTGATAGAAAAATTGAAAACTATATAGTAGAGAAGTTCTACACCTACTCAAAAGAGTATAGAGTTCATGTAGCTAAGGTTGGAGATGAATATAATGCTTTTTATAGTTTGCGTAAAATGCTTGTAAATGACATTCCTGATGAAGATAGGTGGTTTAGAAATGACGCAAATTGCGTGTGGATTTTAGAGGACAACGAGCAATTTGATGCTCCTATAAATTGGGATAGCATCAAAGAGCAAGCTTGTAAGGCCATCGAGTCTGTTGGATTGTCAATGGGTTGTGTAGATGTAAAAACGCAATCACGCAAAGGTGAATGCGGATGCATTATATTAGAAACAAACTCTGCGCCAAGCCTTTCTGAGATAACTGCTGAAAAATATAACGAACAATTAAAATTGATGTTAAATGTATAGAGGGTATCAGTGTATATATAGTATAATAGAGACTACTGAAAAGGATTTTGATGTAGCTAATAGTGATAGCTATAAAAAGTTTATAGCATCAACAGTCCCATCTGGAACTATCCATGTGTGTTTTTCAAATATATTTGGAAGAAAATGCTTTGATTACTTATTAATTAAAGCTTTCGCAAACCCTCAATACGCAATTCAGTCTGGAGGGTCAAATGTATGCGTATTAACAAAAGACGAAATTATGTTTTTTGTTGACCAGATAAAAGAGCTTTACAAAGTGAACATTGAAATATTTTTTCACGAAAAGCATCAAACAAGAAATAAATTGTCTAAATATCCATTCTTTGTTATATCATATAAATCATCTGACAATTTATTCATAGATAAAGTAGTACTAACGCTGCTGAGATATATGTTTGAAGAGCCATATAATCTTATTTTGAAAACTGTATTTTTAATGGCTGATGATGATTCTTTTAAAGATAACGATTTTTGGTTTAACTTCGAGACGGCTATAGGATGTTGTTATGGTGGAAGTGGGCACGGTTTTGTTTCTACATATGCAATACAACCTTTAAAATTGGATTTTAAAGAGAACAAAGAGTGTAGAGTAAATTCTATGGTTAAATATTGCGGAGAATCTGTAAGCAATAACAAATCGATCGATTTCGCATCTATACCAGACGAGATATTGTATGAAGATAAAGATTATTCTTGCGGTTTGAAGTTCTTGAATTTATATGAAGAGAAAGTTAGGCCTTTATTATTAATTGTAAACGATATTAAAAAACAAAACTTAAATGAAAAAGTGTAATATTTTTGTTGTTGGAGGTAGCACTGGCTATGTTTCATGGATTGAGAATGTTAATTTAGTAGACTCTCCTTTAAAGGCCGACATAGTATTCTTTACTGGAGGCGAGGACGTTAGTCCGTCACTATATGGAGAAGAATCTCATAGAACAACATTCGCAAATAAGAAAAGAGATATTGTTGAAATGGAAGTTTTTAACCTTGTAAAAGACAATCCTGATATTCTTAAGCTTGGAGTTTGCAGGGGATCTCAATTCTTAACAGTAATGAATGGAGCAAAACTAGTTCAGAATGTCAATAACCATGCTATTTGGGGTGGTCACGACATAGATGTAGAGCATCCTGAATTCGTTGGTACTATAAAGATAACGTCTACGCATCACCAAATGCTAAGACCCTTTGTGTTGCCAGATGAAGAGTACGATTTAATAGCTGTGTCTTCCACTAAAAGAAGTGATGTCTATCAAGGCGGAAATGGCGATATAGAAATGCCTTGTGAACCAGAAATTGTGTATTATAAAAAGACAAACAGTCTTTGTATTCAAGGGCATCCTGAAATGCTTCCTTTTGAATGCGAGACAAACGTTGTTTTGAGAAAGATTTTAAATTATTATATCAACAAGTAATCAATTATCAATTATGGACAAGTTTATTAAAGTTCAAATGTTGGGTTCTGACCCAGAGTTTTTAATCAAAAATCAAAAAAGTAACAAATATATATCTTCTATCGGGATTATCCCTGGTACAAAAGAGGAACCTCATAAAATTGAGGAGCTGGGCAAGGGTTACGCTATCGAGATAGATAACGTACTGGGGGAATTTAATATCCCACCTGCAAGTACAAAGGAGGAATTTGTTGCAAACATGAATAAGATGAAGTTATTTATTGATAAGTGGCTTAAATCTAAAGATGAAAATCTAATTGCAGTTCATTTAGCTTCTGCCAGATATGATGAAGATCAATTGCAATCAGAAGAAGCTAAGCTATTTGGTTGTGACCCAGATTTCTGTGCTTGGACGAGAAGTCAAAATGAAAAGCCAAAAGCGAAAGACACAAGACTTCGTTCAACAGGATGTCATATCCATGTATCTTTTGAAGATAAAGACATTGACAAGTGCGAAGTACTTGTTAAAGCAATGGATTTGTTTTTAGGAGTTCCATCCATACTAATGGATAAAGACAAAGATAGAAGACAACTCTATGGAAAAGCTGGATGTTTTAGAATTCAACAATATGGTGTTGAATATAGGACTTTATCTGGGTTCTTCCTTGGCAGCGATGAGCTTATTGGATGGATGTTTGACAACACAATGGCAGCTATCGATTGGATAAATAGTGATTTGTCTGCTGCTAGAATTGCATTAGAAGAAAACAGAGAGGAAATAATCTCTGCAATCAACAATGGAGATGAAGAAAAAGCATCTTCATTAGTTCAGAAGTTCGGAATTAAATTAGTGTAAAACATTACGGCCTGTTGAAATATACAGGCCGCAAAACTTAAAAATATGATTATAACAAACTTTATTATTTTAGCCGTATTGATTCATTCTATTATGGCATTCACACTTAAAGACAAAGTAAAATCAAACGCTTATTGTGGGCTGTTTGGATTCGTAGGAGGCGGTGGATTCGATCTGTTCAGAATGTGTATTCTTGGCATTTATAATGACACAAGAGGCGGAGACTCAACAGGCGTATCCTTGGATGGCGTTCATTATGGATCTAAAGGTAATAAAAACAAGCTATTTAGAGCTTTTATCGCTGAAGAGAATCCATTTGACGAGTTAGCAATGAGACCCAAGGTAGCATTAGGACATTGTAGAAAAGCTTCTGTTGGTGGAATTGGGGAAGCGCAAGCACAGCCAGTGTATATAAAAGAAGGTGACAAAGTGAAATTTGTTATGATTCATAATGGTACTTTAGTTAATTATAAAGAATTAGCTAAAAAGTACGAAGTAGAATATGAAGCCTCAGAAACGGATTCTCAGATATTTTGTAAAATAGTTTATAAAGCTGGATATAAAGTTCTTGGTGAATATATAGGCGCTGGAGCATTTGTGTTCCATGATCTTAGAATTAACAAGGTGTTTGCATTTAAAGGTAATAGTAAGATGTATAACAACTCTGCTAATACAGAGGATGAAAGGCCTTTTTATATTTTAAAATCTGGTGGTGGATATTATTTCTCATCAATAAAAGAGTCTTTAAGTGCTATTAGAAAAAACAATGATGGAGATGTAATGACTATTAAAGTTAATACACTTACTGATTTGACTGGTGGTATTTTAGGTTATGCAAACACATACGATAGGGCTAATTTGCATCAGCTAGAATCCAAATATGGAATGTTTGACGACTACGGATGCAATACAGCTTTAATAAACAGGGGTGGAGGATACAATCCAAACAAAGAGGTTATTCTTACTTCAAAGTTAGAGCTAGAGGGAAATCATAAAAACACAGATTCATATATTACTCATGACGAAGATGGGTTTTATAATATTGGTGGAAAGCCTTTCACTGGAGCTATTTTGACAAGTACTGCTGGTTGGATTTATGACAGGAATGAAGGGTTTGGCAAATTGAATGGGCCTAAGTATAATGGAACTGTATTTGAGTCGTATTTCATGCGTGGAATAAAAATGAATTCAAAAGTTGATTTTTACGCATGCAATTACTTTATTCGGAATTTTGTTGATAAATACGATTCGGATTTAAAGGATTTATCAGAGGAAGAAAAGCAAGATCTTTTTGGGACTATCTTAGCGTTCTCAAATACGTCAGTAAAAATAGGCGGATTGTTTAAAACAGTTAAAAAAGGTGATTTAATAAATGCTTCTACTGTCTATCTAGTTCCACTATTCCAGTCTGGGCTGGAAAAGCATTATTATATTCTTTCTGGTAAAGTATACTCTTATAAAAAGGCTTCGATTTCTCAAAAAGATCTAATGAATACACCAAAGCATTCAATAGATGGAACGGCTGAATTAAATAAGATGTTAGAAAACAATAGTTCAGATAAAGAGCTTGAAGAATTTTATGTTAATTATATAAAACAAAATATAATATAATGTTAGTAAAAACAATATCTAATAATGTAGTCGATAGAGCTGACTGCATCCAAATCAAAGATAAATTTTATCAAAAAGAAGTAGACTGTGTTAGACTCGAAGGAAAATGGTATTGGGTTAAAAGTCGAATGATTTATTTCAATGAAAGACTTGATAAATACAAGAAGGTGACTAACGATACTACTGACTTTTTTACTAAAAAAGATGGCGTTATTAAGATTGTAAGAGATGAATTGGAGCCTGGGGAGTCTGTTGAAGTTTCAATTAAAGGTTTTGGTGATGGAGTTGTATCTTCCAGGGACGAAGCCTTAAGGATGGATCTTGTTTATGATAATAGATGCGGTCGGTATGTAGACCCAACCTATTTTCGTGAAAGAGGACTAACTGTAAACTCCAAAGATGCTATAAAAACTGGTAAGAAGCTTTATGCAACTCTTCCAGAGAAATATAATTCATCTGACCTAATGGATAAGTTCAATGTGCCACAACGAGTAGCAAAATATAATCCAACGTCTTTTAATGTTCAAGAAAAACTTGGACTTGAATATTCATTTGGATTTGAGTTTGAAACCAGTGGTGGAAACATCCCATTAGAAGAGCTTTATAGAACTGGGTTAATGCCTTTAAGAGATGGGTCTATTTCTGGACACGAGTACACTACTATTCCATTAATGGGGGATTTTGGTTTGTCTGTTTTAGAAAATCAGATAAATTTGCTAAATAAGTATACCATTATAGATAAAGAATGCTCAATGCATATCCATCTAGGTGGTTATCCAATTAGTGAAAAAGCCATTATGTCTGCTTATCTTATGGCGGTAAATCTAGAACATGAGATCGGAACGCTATTCCCTAGATATATATTTGAAACCCATAACTACAAGGCAAAAGGCAAAGACTATTGCAAGCAGCTTTATGGTGCATCAAGTATAAATGACATCTATAAGATACTATCTGCTGGATATTATAAAACATTTGGTGGAGATTTCACTCTTAATCATCCAAGCGATTCAGGCGATCAGCAGAAATGGAATATAGAGTATCGTTATTACTGGTTTAATCTTATTAATATGATGTTTAAAAATCATGGAAAGACGATTGAATTTAGAATCCATACTCCAACTCATAATGCAGATAAGATTTATGCATGGCTGCTAATAACATCTGCTATATTGAAATATGCAGAGGAGAATATCCCAGAAGTGTTAGACAGAGATAAGGCTTATGACTTATCTTATATTATAAAGAAGTCTGGGTATCCTTTGGAATTGCAGACTATTTTATTGGAATATATAAATTGGAGAGAAAGCTTTTGCAAAGAGATGGATCGTGTTGGTGATTACGCTGGAATAAGTGAGATCATTAACGATTCTCAAGAGTTTGGGCTTCTTAAATATTTGAAATCATTATAAAATGGCTGCACCAGTAAATGCGCAGAAGCATGTTTACGACGGTGTTAAATTCGATAGCGGTCTAGAGGTTTTTTGCTATAAACAGCTTAAAGCCTCTGGCATCGCTTTTGAATATAATACTATGTCATTCGTGCTAGCGGACTCTTTTAGACCAGATAACGTTTTGATATATAAATACAATAAAGAGCATGGGTTTATATGTAGAAATCAAGCGGAACGAGGTCAGATCTATACTCCAGACTTTGTGATAAAGGATGGAAATAGAATTTTTATAATAGAATGTAAAGGCAGAGCTAATGAAAGATACCCTTTAATGAGAAAAGCGTTCTTTAGAATGATGGACTTAGATAACAATAACAGGTATTTCTTTTTTGAGCCAGCCAATAACAAACAAGTAATAAGCACAATCGAGACGATTATGAGTAAATTAAATCTAATTAAAAACGGTCTTCTTTTAGTAAAAGACAATTTGTCTAAAAAGGATTTTCTTCTTTTAAATAATCTTTTAGATGATCGAAAGTTTGTTGACTTTATAGAGTTAACAAGAGCGATGCTCAGAAAAGAAAAAGGCAAACCAAGAGAAGAAAGAGATAAGATGTTTATTTTTAACCTTGAAAACACTATTTTTGAGACTACAGAGTATTATAAACAAACACTTCCTCAAGACGAAGAAGATATATTAGAAAGCTATGATGAACTTTAAGGATATTTCGTGGCAAGTTACAGAGCCAGAGTATAGAGCCTCTAAAAACTTGTCTTACTCAACGCTAGCGACCTTTTTAAGAGAAGGATTACCTGGGCTAAAAAGAACGCTAGATGGAGAGAAGAAAAGCTCTTCGTCATTGCTTTTTGGCAGCTTGTTTGATACAATGCTAACAGGCGCAGAAGATTTTGACAAGTTGTTCTTAGTTGGTGATTTTAAACAGCCAACACAGGCAGTGTTAAATATAATAAATGAATTGTTTAGTAAATACAAACAAGCTGATGACTTTGAGAAAATAAGACTATCTAGTCTCTCTGGATTTACAAAAGAGGAAGTTATAGCTGCATGCAACAAGTATGATTATTACTCTAGAGCTAAAGACGATACCCGCATAGGGTATATAAGCGGAGCAAAAGACTATTATTCAATGCTTGTTTTGTCAGAAGATAAATCTGTTGTTTCAAAAGAGGATTTTCAATCGGCTGTAGACTGCATCAAAGCTGTTAAGTCATCGAATTTCACGAAATGGATATTTGATGGAACTTATGAATTGCATTATCAATTGAAATTTAAGTTAGATGGAGTTTTTAATATAAGATGTATGTTTGACATAATACTAGTAGATTATGAAAACAAGCAAATATTCCCAATTGATTTAAAAACATCTTCTCATCAAGAGATTGAGTTTTATAAATCCTTTTATGAGTGGAGTTATTATATACAAAGTTCTATGTATTCTTTTATTTTAAGAGAATCAATAAAGAATACTCCATTTGCAGATTTCAAGGTAATGCCGTTTATGTTTTTACCTATAAACAGATATACTAGATCTCCTTTATTGTGGATTGATTCAAAATCAATACTAGAAGACCCAAGCTATTTCTATTTAAATGGGAACAAAATACCGTCTTGGAAAGAACTGTATGAAAACGCTTTGTATGCTATTAAAAACAATGAGTTTCATTATACGAGAGAGATTATTGAAAATAAAGGTTTCATGGAATTAAAATAAATAAAAATATGATAATACTACTAATAATTACAATTTGCTTATGGGTTTGGTTATGCTTTTCAGTTTTGCCAATTAAGAAAAAACAAATCAATTTAATATCTTCAAACAAAAAAGAAGACGATCTGTTATTACCGATCATAGATATTGAGATAGCTGGAATAAAAACAAAAGCTATAATTGACACAGGTTCTTCTTTGAATATAATCAATAAGCATTTTGCGATGAAGAATAATTTATTTGTTGATTATGCAAAAGAAAAAGAAGTAGACAGCTTTTTAACAGCGCAAGGAGAGACATCTACAGATGGTGTTTTGGCTTGTCAAACTGTTATAAACAATGATTTTATGAGAGATCTTGAATTCGTTGTTTATGACATGCAAAGAGCTATGGACGCTATCAGCGAGTCAATAAACAGCGAGGTGTCTATAATACTTGGTGTTGAAGCTATTAAGAAATTTAATATAACTATTAAAATGAATGAAGGAGTTATTATTTTATAACGCTAGAATTGATAATCAAGGATTAGCGATTTGTGTTTCAAATAAAGATAAAGTTGTTAAATTCACGATCAATGAGAATCAAAATGATATAAATGGTATTGTGAGTTTGTTCTCAAGCGACAGATATATATTTGTGGGATTCGGAAATCAAAGACTTGAAAATCCATGGATAAATTCATTGATAGCTAACTATTCAATGATTGTAAAAGAGAATCTATCATTTCCTCAAATAATTGAGGAGATGGATAGGCTCTCTAGAGAAATAGAACATGGAGAAGTCCCTGAAGAAAAGTATATGAGGTTTTTTGAATACATAGATTTATCTTGCACTGAGAAGTTTAAAGACTTTAATAAGGGAGTTTTAGATCAAGCTGAAGAGTTGAAAGTTATACAAAGGATGTATATTGAATCTAAAAACTATATTAGTTTTGCTAATTATATAAAAAACAAATATAGACTGGCAGATATAAATATGCATCCGCACAAACTTATTCAAGCTGCTTTAATAAATTTCATTGCCGTAGAAACGTTTAGCACTGTATCTGAAACATACAGGCGTATTAAGAAGATCAAGCCATTGCCTCGAATGATAGAATGCTTGGTCAACCCGCCAATGAGAGAGTCATTAAGAAAAATGCTAGAGGTTAGGGCTGCCAATATACGCATTGGTAGTTATGAAATTTATACGAGCAATTCAGTAATAAGATATTGCAAAGGATCTTTTAAGCTAGACGAGGAGTCGGATGACATTGTCGTTCAATTAGATGTGAATAGATTCTATCCATCTATTGTTGTCAATAATGAAATCTACCCGTGGTCGTGCGGAGATTATTTCATAAAGGCTTTTAAAGAGCTCTACGACGAGATCTCTTCGCCAGCGTGTTATGGCAACAAAGATGGATATAAGCTTCTTAAAACAGGCTTAAATTCAATCTGCGGGAGCATTGGCAATGGACAGAGTATCTTATTTGACGAAGTAGCTAGAAAAGCGATCATTGATTTCTCAAAGAAATACATATTATCATTAGTTGATATGATACTATTCAATGATTTTGATGTTATAGCTATTAATACTGATGCAGTATTTATACGTGTTAATAAAAACAAATTAGAGCTATTAAAGAAGTGCATTAAAATTTGGGAGTCAAAATCAAAATTATCATTAAAGATAAAAGAGTATTCTTTTTTCGTTATGAGGAATGAATGCGAATACATTGGTCTTTCAGATGATGATTTTGAATATGAGATTAAAGGAAATTTGTTTAATGATAAAGATGTATTTGATTACTTCGTTAACAAATGCAAACCCAATCAAAAGAATAAAGCTCTAATGAAGTTTTTAAATAGTTTAAACCCTAAACAATTAAGTTTATTTTGATGAAAATACAAAAGAATGAATCAGTGATAATGTCTTTTGAGGGTAGAAAAGAGATTTTGTTGTTAAATAGAATATTAACTGCTTTACTTGAAGACAAGGTTGGATTTAAAAACAATTTATTAAATGAGAAAGAGAAGGATTTTGTTAAAAACATAAAAAAAGATATAGATGGAAAATAATATATTTATATTTAGTGACCCGCATTTTGGTCATAAAAATATAGTAAGATCAGTATCTTCTTGGGATGATAAGTCTGGATGTAGAGATTTTAATTCCATTGAAGAAATGAATGAAACAATTGTAAAAAACATAAATAGCACTGTTTCTGAAAACGACTTTCTGTTTTGTTTAGGTGATTGGTCTTTTGGAGGTCAAGCTAATATTTCTAAATACAGAAATATGATAAACGTAAAAGAAATAAGTTTAATACCAGGAAATCACGACGACAAATTGGTAAGTCTAATAAGGACAGATCCATTAGTTAGATCGTCATTTGTCTTATGTAGAGATATAACTATATTTAAATGTCATGGATGCATATTTGTTTTGTCTCACATGCCAGTAAGAGATGACATTGTTGATAAGCTATTAAATGGTAGAAATATCGACAATACGCCTATTATATTAATTAATGGGCATCTTCATGGGAGTAAATATCCTGATAACGGATTTAAACGATATTTCAGGCTAGACGCATCAATTGAAACTAATAATTATCTTCCTTACAATATTCTTGATATAATTAAACTATACAATGAGTCAGAGTATATTTAAAAAAGGGATGTATTTTAGACGCAAAGACGGAGCTTTGTTTATTAAACGAGGCTCCGTTTACTTGTCTAGAAGATACCCTCTTAGAAGTACTGAGAATAGGTTATTAGAAATACATTCTATAGAGAACTCAGAAGATTATACTATAATTAAAAAAATACAGTATAATCAGATGATGAACAATTTATTTAATAATAATAAGCTATTAAATAAAGATGATAAATACAAACCTGGAGGCGTATTAGAGGATGATATTTCTGAGAAAGATCTACCAGAACACGTATTCCATCAAGGTAAACTATGGGATGTAGAGAAAAACTGGTTTAGATATGGAAGACTAATGCTTCGTATTGGTAATAATATGAAGATTACAAAACTAAAAAACTGTAGGTATGCATGCTTGAAGAAAAAAGAAATAACGGACTAAAAAATGATTTAGCAGAAGATAAACTCAGATGGGATCTTCTGCCCATCGAAGAAATAGAAGAACTAGTAGATGTTCTAACTAAAGGCGCTAAAAAGTATGCTGACAATAGCTGGCAAGAACTACCAAATGGAGTCGAGAGATATAAAGCTGCTTTAATGAGGCATCTAGTCGAATGGTGGAAAGGTAATGAGATAGATAATGGTGTTGGAGGAATTGGAGTTAGACATATAGCTCAAGTAGCAGTAAACGCTATATTTTTAATGTATTTAACTAAACATAATCCAAAATAATATTAATATTATGGAAATAAAAACTGTAAAAATAGAAAGAAATTACTATATAGCAGATGACGGAAAACGTTTTGAACACGAAGACGATTGCACTGCTTATGAAAGAAGGGTATTATTAGGCATAAAAGAAATAGAGGATGCTACTTTTTTAAATCTTTATTTAGATATAGATCCAAATAGTTATGACAACGAAGTAATACCATATATATTTACGGCAAACTCAAATTACTCAATGCTTGACTATTATTTCGCTTGCCAAATGGATAAAAAGTCTTATGATTTTTACAAACTTGGAATAAAGACCTTTGATCTCCTGTGTAATAAACACGAAGCTCCAGAACATCTAAAAAAGGATATTATTGATGACGTTCAATTGATCCCTGGTAAAAAGTATATATTAGTTTATCATAAATATGGCGGAGAGCATATTGAATCATACGGATATGACGATTGCGTCATTCTGGATGAACTTGACCGTGTAATAGACCACACGAACATTTGGATTAACAATGCGTTTTATTTAAATAAATAATTATTATGAAACTAGAAAAAGCTAGTTATGAAATATGGGATGAGAAAATCCCATTATATGACCACATAGAAAGATGCGGTAGAATTTGCTACGCTAGTGAGCCTATTGGCGGAGAAAAAGCAATTGAGTTTTGCAATAGATTAATTAAGTCTGGTCATTTAAGCGTTTTAGAGCATGGTACAATTTATTTATCAATGAATTCTGAAACAGAAGAGAGTTTAAAATATGATGAAAATCCATATTCTGAATACTACGACAACGATGAGTTTGAGCTTGGGCAAGCGTGTATAGTGACTAATTTAAGAGTTCTTATTGAGAATAGATGGATGGATGATTTGCAATATGCATGCGAGCCAACACCATATCATGATAAAAGGATAACAGTCAAATGGAATGTAAACAGAGCCATAGCAAATGAAATAGTAAGGCACAGAAAATTTAGCTTTAGCCAGCAAAGTACTCGCTATTGCAATTTTTCCAAAGATAAATTTGGCAATGAGCTAACGTTTATTATCCCAAGTTGGATTGATGAGAATATAATAATCAAAGAGTTTGGTTCATTAAACGGGTTGTCATATCATAAAGACATCGATAGATTTCAGAAGTCAGAATGCGCAAATGAATCTAACTTTTTGCAAGGCATAGCATTTTCTGAAGCTAACTATTTGACTCTTCTTAAAAACGGATTAAAGCCAGAGCAAGCAAGAGATGTATTGCCTTTGGCTTTAAAAACAGAGCTTGTGATGACTGGGTTTGCTCATGATTGGGCTGCATTCTTTAAATTAAGATGCGATAATCATGCGCATCCAGACGTTAGACAATTAGCGATTAAATTAAGAGATGACTTTTATAAAAAGGGGTATATAGTATGACACCGAAAGAATTAATAAAAAAAAATTGTTTATCTAATATAGTTGTAGGTAAAAATCAAAAAGTTGTATACGCAGAGATCGCTCTTACAGCAATAGAAATGGCATTGAATGGCAACTCTAATTCAAATGTAAAATATATTCCATATCAAAAATGTCCTATATGCCAAGGGAAAGGAACCGTTCAAGAGTTTAATGGTAGTGCTATAAATTTAATTCCATGTAGAAAATGCAATGGATTAATGGTTATACCTATGTTTGAAATAAAACAAAAATAGTTTAAAATATAATTATGACACCAAAAGAATTAATGAACGAGAAAAGGCTTAGTGTCTTAGAAGAAGCAGCTAAAATGAATACTCATATTCATTATATAGATGAAGTTTATCCATCTGAAATAAAAGATATAGTATCTGATATGGAGCAATCTTTTATTGATGGAGCGCAATGGCAAAGAGAGATGTCTTGGAAGGATATTGAAAAATCAGGTTATCCTCCATTTGATAAAAACTGCGAGATTTATAAACGAGAAAAGTATTTAGTAAGAGTTTCGGCTGGATCAATAGACCGTAAAGTTTACTATACAGTCAGTTTTCTAATTAACAAATGCAGATTTTCAGTAGAAGGTGACTGGGTACAAGTAACTCATTGGATGCCAATACCTGAGTTTAATATAAAAACATAATAATGATTGACAATTTTGAATTAATCAGTGAATTAATTAAAATAAATAAAGAAAAAGACTGCTTTTTTCATTTGCAGATAATCAGGCGTGGCAAAGACCACCCTGATTTGCCCGCTGCAAATAGAACTATAATGCAGTATTTTATAGAAGATGAGATACATTTATCTAAACGAAAAGATGAAATTATCTCTTTATGTGAATCGTTCAAAGCTAGAGCTTATATAAATCTAGCTCCTAAAAGCTCTATTAGATTAGCTCAATTAGCCAATTGCGAGCTTTCTAAGCGTATATTCGATAACGACTATAAGAAAGTACACAAGATATTCAATACTGCCGCAGGGAAGCTTAAAAGCAAGAATCCAATGTGGGTTATTGATGTTGATGATCCTAATTTGCTAAATGTAATATTAGGGTACTTTGCCAATAATAATATAGATATAAAAGCTATCGTTCCAACTAAAAGCGCTGGTCATATAATATCAAAACCATTTAGGCTAGATCATTTTATGAAGGAGTTCTCTTATATATCTGTGCACAAGAATAACCCAACTATTTTATTTATACCAAACAGTATATAATTATGGAAGAGATTATTAAAATTTGTGCGTTTAGCGATTTCCATGGAGATTTACCTAATATAGAACCATGCGATTTAGTTATTATAGCTGGTGATATTATACCGTTTAATATACAGCATAAGAACAATGATTCAAATGAATGGATTAGAACAGTGTTTACGGATTGGTGTAATAGCATCGACTGTAAATATATAGTTGCTATACCTGGCAATCACGATAGATGGGCTGAGGGTATTACTAAGACTAAAATGAATAAGTTATTAAGTGGAATAAGCAATATATATATGCTTAGAAATGAATTCTTAGAGTTAGACGTTTTAGATTCAGGTCATGATTTGAAGATTTTTGGGACTCCATATTGCGCTAGGTACGGCAATTGGCCTTTTATGAGAGAAGATAAAGTGCTTAAAAAGAAGTTCGCAGAAATACCAGATGGATTAGATATTTTGATAACGCATGACCCTCCAAATGGATTAAGCGATTGTGATTATTCAAAATACGACGGTCAACATTTGGGGTCTGTAGCTTTAACTGATAGAATAGAAGACCTAGACAAGTTTGGTAAAAAGCCACGGCTTATTATTTGCGGACATATACACGAAGGGTCTAGAAAATTTGAGAATGGCATAATTAATGTAGCTATGTTGAATAGACATTGCAATGCTATAATAAATAATCCGAAATATATGTATTTTGTGTATGGATAAAGGTGTATTTTTAAATGTGTATAAACCAGCAATATCGCCAATAGAAGGTAGTGTTGCTGGGATTGACGTAGTATTAGATAAATATATACTGTCAGAAAAAGACCAGCAAGCTTATTCTGTTTATTTTAATGACAATAGAATATGGACTGTATATTATGACGCTGTAGGTGAGTTGTATATTATGGCTGGTAAAATGAACGGTGTTGGAGTTGTTGGCTATATAGTGACTGAAAATCTGTATTCTCGTATAGAAAGAAATAAGTTAATATTTAAAATTTAAAAAATGAAATTAGGAACAAAGAGTTTATTGTTTGGTGCTCACTGCTTTTTTGTGCATCCTGTCTGCGTGTTAATTGCATGGATTAAAATCTATGGCTTCCCTTTTGATCCAAGAATATGGATTGCTATATTAGTTCATGATTGGGGCTATTGGGGAAAGCCAGATATGGATGGCTTGTTAGGTAAGATGCATCCATATTTGGGTGCTAAAATAATGAGATTCTTATTTGGAGAGAAGTGGTATTGGTTTACATTACTACATTCTAGGTTTATGGCTAGAGAATATGATTTAGAAGTTTCTAAATTGTGCTATGCAGACAAGCTTTCTATAAAATATGAATTAAAATGGTTTTACTCGTTAAGAGTTAAGTTATCAGGTGAGTATTTAGAGTATTTTGAACTGATGAGAAGCTATAGACGTCAGTCAGATAAATGGCTTGCATCATTTAAAAAGAGGCAAAACGCTCTATCAGAATGGTTTGACTGGGCTAAAGGCCACATGATCTCATTTGTTGAAGACAAACATAAATAACAAAAAAAAGAGGGACTACGTATTGTAATCCCTCTTTTATCCTGTTTTTTGCCTCTATCGGAATAATCCAGTTAAATCAGACAATTGAGTATCGTCATCAATAAATCCAGACTTTTCTAATTTAGATGCAAAGTCATAATAGCTTGACATATATGGTATTGATTTTCTAAACTCAACCCATCCTCTTAAATCACCTCTTTGAGTGTATGCATCCTGCCCATTGTTGATCGCTATATCAACACCAGCAACAAACATTTTTGATGCAGCCTCTAACGATTTATAGGCTCTCGTAACAGCTACTGGTTCTAAGAACGACTTACCTGTATTGAGAATATCAACTGGGTTGTATTGCTGAGAAACGTTCATCATCATATATGTATACCACCATTTTTTCATGGTATCATCATCATCGTTATCTTTGAACATAAATCCATAGATAGCATAAGCCATGAAGAAAGACATAGTAGTATTCATAAAATGAACCAAGCTAACTTTTTCCTCATCAGAAAGAGACTCCCATCTTTTAATCATTGGTCTATATCCTTCAGTTGAAAACATGGCTATTGATTTTGCTGTTCCTCCAAAGAAGTCTAGCATTAATGGGAATAGTATTCTTAATTTTCCATTAACACCTTTTCTAGGAGTCCACTTTAAAATAGGAGTGCCATCTTTCTCTAAGCCAACTTGCTCGTATTCACCAAGAGTTATATCGTTATGTTTTGATTGAATCAAATTCATTATGATTCTAGGGAAATACTTCTTTAAAGATATTGCAAATTGTCCAAAAGCAGTCATCTCCATACCAGACATTTCTTCATTCTTATAACCACCTTGAGTTCTTTCATGTATACGTCTGATACGACCTATCTCCATTGGAGTTAAGTCTTTCACTTCTTCTCTATTACCATTAGAATCATAGGTAACACCTCTAAGCGGGCCGTCATAAACAAGCTGTCCATCAACTATCTTATATGCATCCCACATTGATCTCCCATCTTCTAACTTCATGTTTTTAAGAACACTAGCAACGGTCGTCATGCTAATAGACATCTCTCCAAATGAATGCAATCCCATCATAAATTCTCCAGCAGAAGTTCTTTCTCTTAGCGCCATTGTTTGACGATCTCTCCAACCTCTTACTTCTCCATCATGCATACCAAGTAAATCCATGAATAGCCATAATTTCTCGTTCTCTAGCTTTCCACCAGACATTACTCTACCAGACATAGCTGTAAACTCTTTCCATGCAGCAAGGACTGTAGAAGCTTTATAGTCAGTCATTTTAACGCCTAAAAACTTAGTAGCCCAAGAATAACTTAAGGCGCTTAAGAAAGTCGTCAAATGCCCTACTATAGCATTACCAGCAGCACCAAATGGTCTAGCCCACATAATAGTAGCCGAACTCCATCTGTTTAGCTTACGCATCGTCTGTTCTGGAGATAGAAATATTTGCTGTCCAGTAACAGGGTGAGTTCCTAGTGCTATCTTTGTTTCACCCATTATACCTTGAGACTTATTCACACGTCTTATGACTCTATTTGAGAATCTCTCTATTAATGAAATATCGCTTTTAAACTTACCATGCAAAGAATGTATCCCACTTTCTCCAAGAGCTAACATCTCTTGTCTTACAGCTTGTGCGTAAGAATAAACATCGTCCATCTCTCGCTTATACTCTGACCATTCAACGAATTGTCCTAGAGAATCAGCTAGATTCATAGAGTAAAACCTCTTACTATTAATAGATGTATTGCCTAAATATTTCAATGGTATTGCAATATCGTCGTTGTCATATTCATCAAATAAGTTTTCATCATGAAAAGACATGCTTTCTAGTATTTCTCTCTTTATATTTGTAGCAGAGAAACGCCCAACCAATGAATTTCCATTACCATACTTTTTATGTAAGTCAATATTTCTAGCCCTTGTTTTAGGGAAGAATCCTTTATAATACACAAACTTCTCACTTGTAGATAATGCATTTCTGACCTCTAAATTACTATATGCCTTACCATTTGGTGTAGTAACAGCAACCTGATTAGCCAAAGCGTCATTGCCTATAAAATATGAATCCATAATAGACACATATTCTTTTATAAAAGCTTTCTGTACATCACTCAATGAATTCCACTCGTCATCTGTTTCTAATATAAGCCTTTGAACTAGACCAATATTTGGTATTTCTGCCTCTTTAAGAAGTTGTTCATACATCCCAGTATAATCTGCTTCAACCATTTCTGATATAGACCTCTTACTTATGTATTCTTTTCTAAGGTCATCAGTTAGCTTCTTTATATTTGAAAGCTTTTTCATCGTAGCTTTTCTAAAGGTCTCTTTAGCTATAGTGTACATCTTTACGATGTTTTGTATAACTGGATTCTTAGAGTCTTTTATATTACCTAAGAAAGATGAAACAATACCAGTGTCTTCTGATGCCGCAATATTTAATGCTACGCCGTCAAAGTCTGTATCAAACTTGTGTTTCTCCCTTAATAGTTCTGATATTAAAGACCTAACACGCATTAATTCAGAAGGATTATTAGCAACCTCTGGAAGTTTTAGCCGTTGTTCTAATATACTAATAGATCTGTTTATTTCCTTTAGTGTTCTACGCCCTGATTTACCAGACAGAATAGCATCTTCGGCCTTATAGTTACTTGAATGAGAATAGTGCCCAGTATTAAATACATCCTTTGATTTCTCAATCATTTTAGCATGTACGTCAAGTGGCAATCCAAGTTCTTCAAGAACCTCCTTGTCTTTTAAAAGCTGTTCTACCATAGGGATGAAAGCTTCTACTTCAACAGATGTATTAGGATTATTTACAACAGCAGAATACTCATTAGCTGCATATGCCACTTTTAAATCCCTAAAACGAATTGTTGGGTTCTCAAGTTTCATTATAACAGCATAAAAAGCCAACTGCAACTTAGCTTTATCTAAAGGAGAGTTTGTAATAGTTTTTATCTGATCCCCATGATTCATGATAAATGTACCGATTTTATCAGCCATATTATTACCTGTCTTGAAATCATATATAGATACAAAATTACCTATTACGTTTCCATCTGAATCAGAATATGTATCAGCATGCTCAACCATTAAATCGACTGAACCAGCATAACCAAGAAGGTCGCTTTTAATATGAACTTCAGGAACTGGTTTATCTCTTAAATCATCTGGTATTGAATCAGAAAAGAAGTTTATTCCTAATGCTTTATAGATTTTATCTATCTTTTCTAAAAACCAATTGTATCTAGTTGAATCAACAGCAGTAGAAGCTTCGACATCTCTTATTTTAGATCTAATCTCAGCACGTTCTTCTTCGGATGTAGCTAGAGCGTATTCATTCATTAAGTGTAATATAAGTCCCTTACCACGGCTCTTATTTAAAACAGTGTCTACCTCCTTAATATAATCTTCAAATGTGACAGGCTTATTGCTAATATCACTAAGGAGCGTTATACTTCTAGGGTTATCGCCCCATAAAGCTTCTGCTTTGCTCTCAGCATAAGTTTTTTCGTGCTCTTTAAAAAATGGGTTAGCTGATGTCATTAAAGACTTAGGCCCGTAAGTAACACGTCTATACCTATCACCGCTTGATTTATCTATATAAAACTCGGTCTGTTCATCTCTTCCATCTACTTCTTTCATCTCAACAGATACTGAGTCTCCCTCTTTGAATATATTTTGAGAGCTGTTAGAGAATTCATCTATTCTATATCCGCCAGCAAATATTCTACTTGAAGAATCAGCCATTGGCAGAGGTACAAATTCTGCTTTTTCTAGATTGTAGCTTTCGTACTCAGAAGTTCCTTCTATAATATTAAATGATGCATTCATCGCATTATCTAAAACAGACTTAGGCTTAACGCCAAACATCCTTTTTATAAAATTAACAACCTTACTAAATAAGCTTTCTCTCTTTAAAGCCTTTTGAAACTCACTGTTTGATAACGTCTCTGAAACAAACTCATGCAAGTTTTCAAATGCATAGGCATCTCCAACTTTGTTTTTAGCCTCTTCAAATGCCTTTCTAAGCTCGTCTAAGGTCTTTTTGTCAGCTTCTGATAATAATCCCTTCTTCTCTAATTGCAACATCTTCTGTAGCCTCTTATACGATGCAGCATGTATAAGCTCATGCATGAATATCTCAGAGAATAGCTTCTGATTGTAAATTACTGATTTATCTTTATTTATAAGAATAACATCATTTGTCGAATCATAGAAGGCAATATGGTCTTCTCCATTTGTAATATCACGCATTTCTTCAGAAGACACAAATCTGACATTTGGATTTAAAGATATATCATTAGTAAGCCTTTTTACAATAGCTTTTTGAGCTTCTGTGCCAACGGATAATATGTCTTTTACTATAATAGATGATTTAAACGCTTTTCCTACGTACTTAGCGTAATATCTAAATCCATTAAGCAACGCGTCTACAAACTCTGGCTCTACTTCTGAGTCACTAACAAAAGGCGCTCCATCTACTTTCTCTACTTTAACAACTCCATTCGCTGCTGACTTAACGACAACTGGCACAGCCTTTTCTCTTGTTGAATCTTTATAATCAACTAATACGAATATAGAGTTTTTATTTGTCTTCGCCGTTTCTATGCCGTTTATTTCAAATTGACTAACATTAAAGCTTGACTTTGACGTATCATCAACAGATATTGCTTTTACATTTGGTGAAAACAATGGACTGCCAACAATAGAGTATTTAGTATCAAGCATTCTAGTATCAAAATTATATATCTTACTACCTTTTGACGTACCAGCTTTTTGATAATATGTATAACCATTAGCCTCTGCCGATTTAACGTATATAGAATCAGTTCTATTGGATGATCTCTTTATTAGAGTAGGGAGACCTGTCTCTGATTCGTCAGCAGGAGTGTTAAACTTAATATCATAATTTATTGGATCTCCATTAATTGCGTCTGTGCCATTAAATAATCCTCCTTTTTTAACTGGAGCCATCTCTTTTTTAAGACTTCTAACAGATGACGGGTTGTTAATAGCGAACTCTAATATAAATCTATCTCTAATATTAGTAAGATTTTCATTAGATATATTAGAGATAACAGATTCAAAACCATCACTTAGAGATTTATATAAATCAGACGGCAATGCTAAAGAGTAGTTGGTAGCACCAAATGACATTCCAAATGTATTAACTCCATATCTAACAAAGTCTTTTTGGAATTCTGTATATCTATCAGAAAAGTCGGTTCGTTTAATAACTTTAAATTCCCCATTTTCATCTTCTACTACTTCTAGCTGACCAAGTATTTCAAATGTGTATTGCAACTCTTGAATGTCTTCTACTTTAAACTCTGGAGACCCTGGCATTCTAATTTCTTTTGTGCCGTCTCGTTTTGTCGATGTAGTTAACTCATTCATAAATCTAACATGCGTTTTGCCATTCTCTTCAAGCCATTGTGATACGGCTGTAACCTTGTCTACAAAATGATTATTAAATGCGTCTTTGCCAGTTAGATTCCTTTTAACAGTATGTTTTTTACCGTTTTTTCTATAAGTAACAGTTACTGGGTATGGCTTTATGCTATTATATCCTTCAAACTTAGAATCCCATTGTACGCCATTTATTAAATATTGTACGAGTTCTTCACGCATAAGATGATTAGTCTTTGAATCAGATTTTAAATCTAATAAGTTAGACTTTAATACTGAATCCACAAAGGCTTTCACAATCTTACTATGCTTAAAGAATACGCTCTCGTTTATAGTATTTGCATCAGTTAAAGCACCAAGCGATTGCTCTAAGTGTGGCAGAGATGATAGTATGTTATCTATCTTATAAGGAAATGATTTTTTTGTAACTAAAACCCCTTCCTCGTTAGAGGATAGTACCTCGTTGACTGTATCTATAACATCCTCTATTAACATCTGGTTGCTTGGAAGACTCTTTAACGTACTTAACATCTTTGAGAACAATGAGAGGCTATCACCCATATGTCTAAATGTTCTAAATAGATTAAGAACAGCAGCCTGCTCAGTGATAAACTCTATTTCCTTAGCAGAAAGAATGTCTTTAGATAGAAGAGATCTTAATGAATCCATATTATCTAAAGCTAAAATCCCATTTGTTAAGAAGTTAGAATCAAATGTGTCAAAAGTAACATCTGAAAACTTCTTATTAGCACCAGCTTTGTCTAATAAAGCATTCATTATAAATACAGCCTCATTATAGCCAGCATCTCTTGATATGCCTTTTGTGTCAGCAATGATTTTAATAATCGGTTGAGACATCATATTGAAAGCAAAATCCTCACTTAATCCATTAACTGATAACATTGCTAGCAATGAAGGAATAGTATTCTCATTCAGATTTAAATAAGGCAATATCTGCTCTTTAACGTTATCAATAGCTGCATTTATCAAAGAGTCGGCTATTTCAAATTTAACTGGCTCGCTTGTTAATGTATCGTATTTAACTCCGTCTATATTTAATTGCACATAGTTATCTGCTAATTCAATCTTTGGCGAGGAATGGTTTTCTCCAGCTCTTGATAAATAAGACAAAGATTTCATTCCAAGAGCAAATATGCCAGTACCTAAAACGCCATTAAATGAACTCTGATGGACTTTAAATTTATCAAGGATACTTGACAGGTCTAAGTCGTCAGAGGCTGATTTAACTCCTCTAATAGCGTTTATTCTATTTATCTGATCTCTAAGATTAGACATAGAAATAGGAGTCATCATTCTCTTTAGATTGTTTTCATCAGAGAAAGCTTCTAGCATTCCTTCAATAACAATGTTTTTATAATGCTTAATAGCGTCTTCGTAGTCTAATTCGCTGATTTGTTCTTCAGATAATTCATTAAACTCAAACACGCCAGCTTCTTCATTATATGTATAATCTACTGTGTTGCCGTCTTCGTCACGTATTGGGTCTCTAAATAAAACAAACAACGAGTCTACGTCGAAGTCGCTACCGTGTAACTCTACTACATCTTTTGGTACTATAACACCATTGCCTTTGTTTTCATGGAAGCCAACTATATTAAGTACTACAGCGGAGTGCATCTCAGATGACGGAATACGAAGCCCTAATGCGTCCCCATTAGCAAATAGTAATCTTGCTGGTTTACCATTTGCTATATCCGACTCCATCTGTTCAAAAGCTTCTTTACCAATCATCTTTTTAGCAGCAGACCTAGAAATCATTGCGTCTGCAACAATGGTGTTTTTCCCAGCAACAGTAAAGCTATTATAAGACAGCTCTTTGCCATCTGGTCTCTTTATGCCGACAGCAGCTTGCAAAACCAGCTTACCACCATTAAACTTAATACCAACAGTATTCCTTGTTATATAAGAAGACATTTGGCTTATACTCTTTTGAACAATAGCAGGGAAGTTTATTGATATACCATTTTTAAGCATATCGTAAATATTATCATCAGTGCCGCCTTCTAGCTTAGTTTGAATGACTTCTTTCGCTTTTGTTTTATCAATATTACCATTTGATACCAGTTCAGACAAAACCTTTTTACGGCCTTCTAATATTAAATTAGCAGTTGCATTATAAACCTTAACAGCACGTTCGACATTATGTCCAAGGATATTTAAGAAATAAACAAGCTGCGATGGATAAGCAACAATATTATCTTCTACATCATGCATTGGATTTAACTGCATTCTATAATGAGCGTTGTCTATCATTACAGATGCCTTGTTGTTAGCTGCTTCAACGTCACCAGATGTAGCTTCTTCAAATGTAATCATGTCACCTTTAGGTATACCAGTCTTCATTGCTGATTCAAATACGGCTTCTCTATACCCATTAGCGTTCATCATGTCTCTAAGATTAGACAACTCTTTAGACCCCTCACATAATTTATCTGTTAATACAACCCATGAGTATTTCACAGATCGTGGTATTCCATCTTTATCTACTGAGAAATAAACTGGTTTACCAATAATGCCAAGATTATAAGATTCTCCAAGACCAAATTTAATTTGTTCATATCTTTCTGGAGTAATAAACCCCATACCATCTGCATAGTCGATTGTACCATCTGAGTATTTTTCTAATATTTCTTTTTTAATGTTATCCCATGATTCTTTATCTTCTTTATCTAAATGTGGCTTTATTAGTCTATCAAGACGCTGCATTCTGTATTCGTCACCAAATTTAACATCCTGCATAACAAGCACTTTAGACTCTTTCTCAACACGATTATCATTCATGTTTAAAGATGTACCAGGCGCATAAACAAGCGACATACGCTTTGTTTCCTTAATAGCATTGCCGTAATAGTTATGATTACCTGTAGCTAGCTGAGTCACTGAATAAGAATTAACATAGTGATTCATAACAAACAACTTTACCAATGGCAATAAGACTTCTTTTCTATTGTTGCCTATATCAGCCTTTGTCTGTCTAAGTTTACCTTTGTTGTTTATATGCATTTGACCAAGCTCCTTGCTAGAGAACTCAACGCCTGTAAACCGTTTTGTTATTTTAATAAAGTCTTCATCTAATGAGATTCCATCCTCAATCATCTTTGAAGCTAAAGAGTCTGCCATCTTATCAAAGAAGTCATTAATTGCTTTGTCAAACCTATCTTTATTCTTAGTATTTTTCAAAGCTTCTTTAAGGCTATTTGTATTATTAGCAATGTCATTTCTAAGTATAGATTTATACTCCTCTCCAAAAACTGCTTTTAGGGCTTCTTCTAAAGCCTTCATGTTTACAAATGAATCTACCTTGAACCCTTTTATAGAAGACTCGTGAGCTAAATTCTGACTTAAATACTGCTCGTATAAAGCAGGGAATATTCTACCTATAATCCATGGTTCTGGCTTCATCGCTACTTGCGCAGCTTCTGTGTCTGGTCTGTTTGATTTTACATAAATAAACTGCCAATACTTAGGTTCATTTGGGTATCTTCTTAATTGATCGATAAAACCAGCTTGAAATTCACGAGCAATAAACGTTTCAAAAGACTCTCCTTTAAACTCTATAATTTTATCATCTCCAAATGGATTCCTAAGCACTATACCGTTGTGTTGATAGTAATCGTATATTTGGCTTATACCTTTTGTGAATATATTGTTTTTAAAGAAATCAAGTTTCATAAATGGCATCTCAAGACTACCTAATAACGGAAATTTTCTAGCATATGTAGCAAATGGCCTCATTTGAAACAATGTATTAAAAACTCTATTACCCCAAGATGCATTAGATATAGTATATCGCTTTTTCCCCTTTGCATCCCTATAAGAACCAGACTTAGCTGTTTCGCCATATCCTTCAAACAATGATGACATATGTTCTAAGAAAGATCCCTCATCTTCTAATATACGCTCCATGAAGTCATTAAATGAAATATCCTCTCCTTCTTTCTCTGCCTCCTCTGCATCTATTTGTTTATCTCCTTCTCTAGCTTCGTTCTCATCAGTTTTTAGTATTCTTTCTATAAAGAAATAAATATCTTCTGCTGCTAATGTATAAGATGAATCTATTACATCACCAACCAATGTGGCTGGTTTTAATTTAGATATATTGAAGCCTAGATTTTCTAGGAATCTTTTAGATATATTGTATGAAGATAAATCATCTTTTCTTTTACGTAAAATCTCTATAGTCTTTAGTTCTTCTCTTAAAAAGTCCTTAAATTCAGACGCAGAATTAAATTTAGATGCTAAAAGAGATTTAAATTTACGAATAAATGTATAATCTTTACTAGAGTTTGCCCCCTTTTTATATCTAAACTTTCTGTTTCCGTAATCTTGAGATTGTTCAGCTATTAGTAGTTTAGACTCTTTCATAGAGTTAAACGTAGAGAATATCTCTGAAAACAAATTCTTAGCGTTAACAGAATGCATTATTCCATAAACATCTTGATTTTCATCTATTGGATTAGCCAAGCCTTTCTTTGCTAATTCATTTACAGCGTTTATGTATCGTTCTACAAAGTCAAAAGTAGATTCTTTGCTTCTTCTGTATAACACTAAAGATCCATCTGTTTTCGCTTTGTTAAGAGTGTTTTTAGACGAATCCTTATTAGCATTACCTTTGTTATAAGCTAATATAGAAATACGACCGTCTTCTCCATAGAAAGCAGAGATGTCTTTACGCATCTTCTCGTATTTTTTAGTCTTATGATATTCACCATAGTCATCATCTATTGATTTAATATACGCATCTATTAGTCTTTTAGCGAGTACAACATCGTCTCTTTTTGCGTATCTTTCATCAGTGAATAATCTCCCAATTAATCTATCATTACCTACTATTAAATTAGAAAGTCTAGATTCTATCTGTTTAATAAAATCTCCATTTGGATCTAGCCCTTCTAGCAATTGGAATGTTTTAAAAAATGCGAATCTTGGATTTACAAGCCTTCCCTTTTTGTCATTATAGATAGCACCTAAGAATTGTTTTACTTTATCAAATATCTTGGATTCTCTATCAACCTTGCTTGAATTTGCCTCAAAGGCTCCTTCTACTCCAATTTTATCAGCACCCTCTGCCTCTTCTAGTAAGTCGTCAAAAGATTCTAATTCCCCCTCGTCTACTTCATCATCTATCTCTTGCTGTTCGAGAGATTCGTCTTCTTCTTCTAAATCCTGCTCGAATTGCTCTGAGCTTTTAAATCTAATAGGCTTTTTACTAGGGAATATATCTTTTAATATTTTATTGTAAACAGAATTAGACTTAGACACATTTGGGTCTGACACAACAGCTTCAAGCATTTTAAATCTAGCACTAGATTTAATTTTAAGAGCGCCAACTCTCAGTAGATCAAGGGTTAATACCTGCCCGTTATTTAAAGTTATATCTTTACCAGTACGCTCTATTATTGACTCAGCCTTTTTGTACTCTGCAAGCTTTCGACAAAACAGTTTGTATTCAGAAGATAGCGTGTTTAATATGTATGTAAGGATTTCATTGTCATCCATTTGCATCCCGCTTTCTGGATCACCATTATTATATAGATTACTATATTGTAATGTGATTTCCTTTTTGATCTCTCTATACACATCATAAACACCAAACACCTCTATAATACCCTTGAAATTCCTTTCTCCAGTGAATTCATTTTGCTTAACAGAAAAAACTCCAGCATCCATTAAATCGAAATAATTGTCTATCATTTTTCTGTTAGACAATAAATTTCTAATAAGCTTTTTAATCTTATTTATTATAGCGCTAAATATAGACTCTGATGGCTTATCTTTTTTATTTTGATATTCAAAGGCTAGCATTTCCTCTACAGCAATAGATCTTTGCTCATCACTCATCATATCTAATGATGCTTTTAGATCGTTGCTGGCTGAATTGTAATAAGCGTTATATAAATTAGCTCTGTCTTTTTGAGATAGATATTCATTATATATCTTATGAAAAGCCTCATGTCTCAAAGCCGCTTTATCAACGACGCCATTGTTTGATTCTATTTCTATAATACCATCTATAAATCTACTTCTTGACTCTTTATCAGAAGAGTTCATTTCATTTGCTATAAACGAATAGAATCCATCAGATTCATTTTTAAATACAGATTTAAGCCAGCTTATAGCTTGCGATATGTTCATCTCTTTATCTAGAGATAGTTCTTGTGTAGACAGAATAGAGATTGCTTCATTAAGAGTAGGGATATTATCCCCACTCTTTATATACAAAGCATAAGCTATTGTTTCTCCATACTGCGCTACTAAATCTTTCCAAGCCTTAGATGACTTGTTTGGACATTTTAATGCACTCATATTTTTAACATTTTTTCTTTCTATCCTCAGCGTTGTTTATTTCTGATTGATTGAATAAATTTTCTTGCAAAGATAATCCATTTTCTTCAGACATAAAGGCTTTTTCTGCTTCTGCAACATTTCCTGATAAATCATCAAATAAAGAAGCTTCAATAAAATCATCATTTAAGTCCTCCTCAATTGAAATAGTTTTCTCTTGTACAGCTAAAGCATTAGTTTCTTTTTTGATTGAGGAGCCAGATTCTACTGATATACTGATTTCAGTAGGATTCACTTCAGATAAGTTAGTCATTAAATTAGATGAGATCTCTTTTATAAAATCAGACATTTCCTCGTCATTTAAGACGCCTTTTGAATCGTTCATATTTTTACTCATTGAATTATAATAGTTTCTATCTAATGGAATATTATTATTGTCATCAATAGATGATTCTAGCACATCAGTAGTTACTGTTTTTAATCCATTTGTCTCATATTCATCTAAAACAGCCGCCGCCTGGTCTATTGAGAATCCGCTGTTTATTAGCGATTGCTCAACTTTATCTCTATCAGATGAGAAATTAGGTAATTGATCCTCCTTTATTCCAGCTAATTCAGACAAGAACCTTTTAAATTTAAGTCCATACTTAACTTCGGTAGGCAATATTGGCTCTCCGTAAAATAAGAAATTCCTTTTTTCTCGTTCCGTTTCATTGGCCTGACGTCTATATCCTTCCATAGACTTATTTGACCTAACTAAATAGTCAAAACTTGTCTGAGCATTAGATGAATTCTTTTTTGAAATTCTCTTTGATTCAAGTTTTTTAAAGTCTGCCAATTGATTCTCATCGTCAGAGTTCATGTAGTATATAGAACCAACACCACTGCCTTCGTTGCCATAGCTGTATTTATATAAAATTCCGTTTACTGGAGAGCCAGGCATTGTTTGTATTGGCGATTTGTCTAGTATTGACTTAGTTAAATCTCTAACGCATCTAACCAACTGCACGTCATCTTTTGACTTAGAAAGACCAAGCTCTTCTGCTATAACGACTGATGCGCCTTTGCTAAATATTTTACCAGATAAAAAACTTTTTCCAGTAAATATATCTATAAGCTGTAAATACATCGCTTCTTTATCTTTTGCTGTAGCGAGAAGATTGTATATACCTAAGAATGATTGTCTACTCAATGAAGGCAAATCCTTAGCATTTGAATATGCATTATAAGCTTCTTCTGCATCGTATTTATCTGATATTAAATCAAATATATTACTTAATGCGCTATTGAATTGACCATTATAAACAGCTATTGATTCTGCAAATCCGTATTTATTAACTTCCTCGTCTATTGACAAATCAGCTTTTGTTGAAACCATTGACTCGTCATATAAACTACTTAGAATGGTAGCTAGCTCTTTCTTGTGTAAATTATAAAATCCATTTAACTCATCAACTGAATCATTAAATATTTCTTTTAAAAGTGTTTGTCCATATGAGTCAAAATGCTCAAACGAAATAACTCCATCTGGTAATGAGAATCCATTTGATTCATTTAGTAATTTACTGAACTGATGTATAAAGTTGTTAAATTTTAAATTACCTAATTTGAAATCTTCGTTCATGAAATAAGTAGATATACTCTTAAACGAATTAGCTAAATCTGATATTATTGACTTAACGTTTAGATCACGACCGTTTTTACCTATTTTAGCTAAACCTGTATTAGACATCTTCTTTGCTGAAAGAGCTACATATATTTGCTTTTTTGAATTAGGAATATTCAAAATCATATATACATGAGATCCAGAATATAATTTTTTAGTCTTTAATGCTTCATCTTCTAAGTCTTTGTTAGAAAATATTTTAAATCCAACTATGCTATTAGAATTAAACTCAACACCAAATGCATTAGATACTTTTTGAAGCACTCTACTTATCATGTTGCCATCGGTGTTTTCATCAAATGAATTCTCTGAATATACAAACTTTAACTTTTTAGGACTGCTAACTATTTTACCAGATATATTTTCTCCATTTAGTTTAATAAAAGCCGACTTGCTAATTTTATCTATATTCTTAACTTTTTCAATTGTTATAGAGTTTTTATCACCAGTTACTTCATCTGCTAAATTAAGCATTGCCACTTCAGCTTGGCTTAGCATGCCAACATTTACTAGGTCGCCATTTTGCTTTTTAGCATATACTCCAATCATCATTTTACCATTCTTGTTTACCCTCAAGAATACTAATTCTGCACCTTTTTTAACTGGACTATCTACGCTATCTATTATACTTGAAGACGTTGGGTGTTCCATTTTAAATGAGACTACATTACCTTCTATATTTACACCAACAATACTCTCATCAGATTGTTCTTCATCTGATAAATCCTCCTCTGGTATTAAAGAACCGTCGTCTAATACGTCTTCAAAGTCTTCGTTTAAATCCGCTTGAGCCTCTTCTACTTCTTCTCTAGCTTCATCTAGTTCAGCCTCTTCTTCTGTATTATTTACTAGTTTTTCTTCCGCTTTTTCCTCTTTAGTACGAGTAGCTTTTTTTGTAGAAGTTCCAGACAATACCTGTTTTTCAAATATTAAATCATCTGAATATACATTATAGTTGTTCTTGATAGATTTCTTAGACTCCTCAGCAGTGCTAGTTATAGATGATATAAACTTATTATCTCCAAACGGATAACTGCCGTCTGGCCTTTGGGCGTTATATATCAAAGCGTATTTTGTAGCTCTAGAAATCATTGTATACATAGCTGTGTTGAATTCACTATCTTGCTTTTTCTGGTAAGATGCGAATCCATTTGGAGTTATATATACAAAGATGCTGTCAATAGTACGACCTTGCATGTCTTTATAAAATACAAACTCATATCTACTTGGATCTACATCAGCAAAAGCCCTTGTTAACGAATTTAACTCATCTTGTGTATTATAAACAATAGTTGCTTTTGCTACTGATTTGTTATTTAATAACGTGTTTATTTGGTCTACAAAAGATGTTATAGATGAGACATTATGTACTCCTAATGGGTTGACAGCATTTGCGTCAAATAGATTAGCTGTGCATTTTGTATCTACACTATACCCAAGCTTTCTCTTTTTACCTTGAAAAGCATCTGCTGTCTCAGAGATTTCAACAACATCGCTTCTGTATGGCACAATTAATGTAGGAGAATTCTCTATACCAAGCCCATTGCCGTTAAGTGCAAAATAACTATTTAACGGAGAACCGAGAGAATCAAATGAAGCTGTTTTACTTATTTGGTTTGGGTCTCCAAGCATTAATAGTTTTACAGGTTTTAGACCAGTAGACTTTCTAGATTTATTTACTTCATCTATTACGCTAGCTATACTATTTAATTCGTCCTTGCTAAGAAAAGCTGCTTCATCTACTACCAATAGTTTTACAGTATTTGGAATGTCTTCCTTAGAGATATTCAAAGATGCTTTAGGAGTTTCTATCTTTCTACCAGGAAATACTGTAGCATTTAAATCAATAGTATTACTTTCTGTGTTGCTAAAAGCTATTACTTCATTATCTTTTAAATATCCAAGTTTAGATAATAGATTTAGCGTCCATTTAACTACTATTTTTGTTTTTCCAGTTCCAGCGATACCTTGAACAAACATAGCTCCATCTAATCCATCAGGTCTGTTCTTATTCTTCAAAGACTTCTCGTCTTTACTAGGTCTTAGAAACCATTTTATTACACTATGGATTGCAATCCTTTGTTGCTTTGTTGGAGCTATAACTAATGAAGGGTTATTCTTTTTTGCGTCAGATAATAAACTTTCTTCTGCATCAACTGTTTTAGCTCTGTTAAAATCAGACCTCAGATCGTTTGATAGATTAGTTAACTGCTGTGCCTTCTTTATTAAATAGATACTTTTTATAAATGCATTTGTTAATTCCGCATCATTTAAAATAGTATATATACCAGACGCAACTTCTGCTTGCAAATCTAAGAGCAATCTATTTATGTCTAGCGTAGCCATATATTTTTCTAGAGCAGTAGATTTCTCTTCTGGTATATTGCCTGGTCGATTTGCGGTTCTTAAAAATGTAGTATATAAATCAACGGCTCCTCTAGATGGATTATATCCTATTATGTATTGAATAAAAGACGAGAACACTCTTAGTTCTTCTGGTACTGCTGAAGTACCCATACTGCGATAAATCAGACTACCATCTAATTCGTCAGGGACTTCATTTTGTAGTTCCTTAATCCTTTTGTCTATCTGAGTTGAAATAAAGCTTTCTACATTCTCGTTTTCCTTTGCTAACTGAATTATTTTATCGTAGAATACAGAAGCCATAGGTCTATCATCTGTTCCAGATAAAATAGAAAGTAAATTATTAGCCTCTTTCTCAGGTAGCAACTTTTTAAACTCGTCAAACAATTCAGCGTCTTCTACTACAAGCTTATCACCTTTTAATGAAAGTCCTAGTGACTCTAATTTAGACACTGCGTCTTCTGATGCTAAAGTAGAATCCAATGCAGACTTATTTGCGCTATTTAATGATACCTGCTGATATAATGCGTTTAACAGTTCTATTTGCTTTTCTAAATCATCTGCTATCGCATCAAATTCTGGCATTAGTGAAGAATATCTATTTCTATAAACAGACAATCTGCTTTTAGCCTTTTTTATTTCTCTATCTAAAGCTTGCTTGTCAGAGTATGTTTCTATTTCTGAATTTATTCTAGCAATATATTTGTTTAGTTCATCAATATACTCTTTTGCAAATTGAACTTTTAGAAACACATCAAACGATTTAGCTTCTTTGTTTAGTTCTTCAAATTTTTGTTCTCTGTTTGCAATAGCGGTATCAAGCAATGAAGCTGCTTTTTCTATGTCCATATACATGGATGAGTAATCATTTAATTGTGCTCTCAACTGGCTTATTCTTTGAAGGCCCATTTGAATCATTGATGGATCCTGCTCGTTTGCTACCGATTCGTTTATGTCAGATAGTTCACGTTCTATTTCGTTCGATCTATTTAAAACATAGTCTTTCGCCTTTTGGACAATTGATTTTCTAGGATAATCAAATTTGTCATCCCATGCTATAATTTCTGCATTCTCTAAGCCATAATTTAGAACATCAAAAGCGTTGTTTAATCCTTCATCTGAATTTATATCATTTCCAATATTACTCATCTTTTCATATAAAGATGAAGTCATTACTCTTGACTTTCCAATGTTATAAATCCATTTATCTCTAAATCCTAGCTTTACTCCATTTATTATATCGTCTACGGATAAACCAGTTTTAATGAAGTCCAGACCGTACATTAAAGCATCCTTGCTTGTACCGTGAATAGCAATTGTTTCCTCTATTTCGTATCTTATATCCGAAAGCCTTTGATCGTTTTTGTACTTATTAGATATTTCTTCTTTTTTTGCATTTAAATCATCATTTATAGATTTTAAAGATTCCGCTTTTTCTTCATCAGATTTTGATTCATCTAATTTAACCTCTTCTATTTTATCAGCATACTCTTTATCTAAAGCAAGCAATTTATCTTGTTCTTCTTTTGTCATGGCAGGCTTTGCAGACTCTTTGTTAAGCTCTAGCTTCAAAGCGTCAACCTTATTTAAATCCTGTTTAATGGCGTCAACTGCTTTTGTTACGCCTTCTTTTGTGCTTAATTCAGCTATTAGATTTGTTGACTCATCTTTTAATCCAGAGTATCTCGCTCGCTCTTCATCAGATTTAGCTCTTTCCATACCTCTAGAGAATACTTGCTCCTGTTGCATAGCATAGAATAGGGCCTTTTCTAAATAATATAAATAGCCACTATTTGAATTGTCAGTTAATAATGATGAATCAGTATTGTCTGATATGATAGATTTAGCTTTAGTGTACTGCTCCATCATAGTGTCAAGAGAGGCTTTCAATTGATCTACTCTTTCTTGAGTTGTCTCATCTGGCTGGTTTTTAAGCATTGCATCAAGGTCTGATTTAACACCGTCTAAAGCTTCTTGCTCATTAGTATAAAATGTTCCATCGACTTTTTGCATGGCGCCCCAAAATAAATCTCCTAGCTTAGCCGTTGTAACAGCTTCTGCTAATGGCTCTGATAAATCTGTGTCTTCTGTAGCAGCAAAAGCTAAAGCTTCAATTGCAGACTTATCTCTAGTCTTATACTCTAAGACCTTCATTATTTTATCTAAATCATAATGAGTCTTTCCGTTCTCGTCAGTATAAACTTTGATCTTTTTACCAGTAGGATTGCCTTCTTCATCTAATTCATCTTGCTCGCCAAATTCTTTTAATAAAGAGCTATCTACATCCATCATAGCTAAATTGCTATTGCGCATGTACTTGCTTAGCGTCTCCCATTTGCTTGCTAACACAGAGGCCTCAGCAGCCTCTCTACGCCTAGTTCCATGAGCAGCCATGCCACCCATCAATAATCCAGTAATACCGCCTAACAAAGCCTCTGAAGAGCCTTCTGGATCTTGCATAAATATATTCTTAACGAATTGATTTACATAAGACCCTAGTCTGCTATCATCTCCATTAGTTCTAAACAGTCTTTCTTCTTCATATTTAGCAATTGCATTTTGAGCGCCTTCTTCTGATGATTCAGATACATAGCTTAATCCCATGTCTTTTAAAGTACCCTTCCATACGTTTATGCTTTTTGGGTCTAGTTCTCCATCCATTATTTTCTTAGCAACAGATTTTGTTCCGTTTTTTAAGAATCTATTGAATAGCACAGACTGTATTGTGTTTGGCAAAACAAGAACCGCTGAGTTTGCTAGAAAGACATTCTTAGCTGATTCACCTTTCTCAAAGTCAAACTTCTCATTATATTCTCTTAGCATGTCGTCTTTTAATTGACTAGCTAATTTCAGCAGTTTTTCTTTTGGCCCATCAATAATTACTCCGCTTTCTTCTTTTGCAAATGATGGAGGATATTTAGAAGCTTCTTCTTCAAGCTTTAATATCTCTTTATATCTTGGATCTTTTGTAGCATTAGTCATTATATAGTCATTTCGACTAGCTTCAATCGATTTAGCTACTTGGCTCGCTTCTAATCCAGCTTCGTTAATTGTATTTACAGCAGTTGTAAGACCTATTGATCCATACTGTAATGCTTTACCAGCCATTCCAACAGCTTTTAATGCAGAGCCAACCCCTGCGCCAGTAGCCATAGCTGATGCACTAAATGCTATTCCATCAAATAAATCCTCAGTCCAGAATTTTGCTGTCCCAATTTTATCAGCAAGCGATTCAGTTTGATAGTAGTCATCTCCTCCATATACAGGAAGGCTTTCTTTTAAACTATCATCCCAGGCTTGCATAGCTTCTGATACAGGATTATTATAAGTCTTTTCTAATGACCTTGCAAAATCAACGTCTTTGTCTTTGCTTATAGCGTCAGATATTAAATCAGGAATAGTACCTCCTAAAAAAGACGCTCCCATAGCTACACTAGATAATGTTTTAGGAATTATTGATGTAGCACGTGATACTAATGCATTTCCAAAAGCGTCATACCAAGGTTGTTCTTCCGCTCTCCATTGATTCAAATTATCAACTTGTTCTTGGAATAACTCAATTGATGTATCGTCATATTGACTTTCACCAAAATCTTCACCAAGTGATTGAGTAAATGAAAAACCCCTATTTGGATCAAAGTTACTGACAGCATAATCTAATATGCTGCCAGTCTTATCCTTTTTAATATTTGAATCACTATCTATATTCTCTTGCCCAACAACTTCTGGTTGGTTATAAAGCTCTCTTGATACCATTTATTTAGTGTCTTTTCTTTGTTCAGTAGGAGTTATAAATCCTTTACTAACTGCAAATCTAGTAGTTAAATTAAGCATGTCTTCTGGAGACATAGCCTCTACCTCACCTGTTTTATCATTCCTTGCTAATATCTCTAATCCATTTAATCCCTTTGACAACTGGAATGTCACGCCGTAATCAGTTTGTATTTGTTTTGGCTCAGAAAATAGCCCAGCAGTTTGGTCGTATTCCATAGCTTTAGCCATTGTAGACCAAACGGCTTCTTCGCTCTTATCCATAGCTTTATGAACAACATGCCCATTTATGACCTTTGTGAACATCGGTCGTCCATTTACTGAGGTTATATCCCACGGCTGTTTTGAGTTGCTAATTAACGTACCATAATCCTTTGTATTCATATCTATTTCACCCAGATATTCGCTTGGCGTTGCATTCTTGAGCGGTTTACCATCAATATAAATAGGCTTTTTATCAGATGTCATACTTGCTAAATCCCAGTACTTATCTGAATTACCAAATGCAGAATAATCATCTCTTTGTGAAATCTGTGCTGATGCAAATCCTCCAGATGAAGCCGAATTATAATATAGAGTTAATATATCCTTGTCAGTCATATTTTTAATAGGAACGCCTTCTACGCCTCTAGACGTAGTTCCTTTAATATTACCGTAAGTAGATTTCATCTTTTTAACAATAGAATCATACGTTTGGTTATATTTATTTATAATAGGGCTGATTTTCTCGTCTTTTGTAAACATGACGTCAAAATTCTTAGGTTTCTCAGCAGCTACTCTCTTTTGTGGTTCAGCTTGTGAGTAATTAAATATATCTAATGGTTGCGGATCAGGGGTTTCTAGTGTCTTTTTATATCTAAGCAGCTCTTTGTCGTTCTCTAGTTTTTTAGATTCTAACGCAGAACTCATACCATACTGATCTGCCATGTTACCCCATTTATCTTCTCCAACTGCTGCCGCCAACCCAAGTCTTGCGTGTTGCTTTAATCGTTTGTATTCGTTGCTGTCTACTCCAAACATCTCAGCAGCACCGCTCGCCTCCATTGTGGTATCAACTATACCAGATAGATAATTAGTTATATTGTCAAATGTAGTCTTATCACCATTATCTAATGCAGCTTTTTGTATTTGTTCTAATGTAGCACCCTGTCCGTATTTAACAAAATATTGATAATTAATTCCAGCAGCTTTAACAAGCTCAGGTGTTACATTTGTCGTCTTAGCAACAACAGATGCTTGTTGGGCAACTGTTTTCATAAGCTCTCTACCGCTTTTACCAGATTGCATATATATACTAGGGTCTGCAAGTCCCTCGGTTAAGCTTTTTTTGTATGGATCTACATACTCATACGTATCATCGTTTAGCTTTTTTTCAGCTAATGTTTTTGCTGCTTGTTCTCTTTTTAGAGCAACACTTTGCAACGGCATCAACTTCTCATTGTAATCTTTCTTTATATTTAAAAGATTCCTTCTTGTTGCTCCACCGACTACTCCTTTGTTAGACAGCTCATCTATTGCTGAAGTAACAGTACCACTATATCTATTTAATTCAGATATAGCCTCTTGGTCTACGCCCTGCACAAGCATAGTCTTTAATAGTGCAGCCTTGTCTTGCTCCGCTTGATATTCTTTCTCTGCCTCAATATGCTGTTGTGCCAGCATTTGGGCTGGATATAAAATTTCTTGCATTGACAGCGGAGTAAACTTTGCAACAGATGATCTATCTTGTGATGAATAACTAGCCATTCTTTACCTCCTTTGCTTTTCTATTTCTTTTAGACCAAGCTTTGGCTGGGACTTTAGACATCGAGTCTTCTAATAGAGAAATAACACTATTATCACTAGTTGGATTATTCTTATCTTTATTAATATATTCACCAGTAGCAGAATATCCATATAGCTTAGGAGCTAAATTCATCCATCTTTGTTCAGTTCCAATAGCTCCAAGGTTTTCACCAAGTCCAGCTATTTGTTCTCTGATAGCATTTCTTCTAGCCGCTCTATTAGCTGCATTCGTTGCTATCATCCTATCTTCTGCATTTGCATTGTATTGATCTGCGGCCATACGCATTTGAGCATTAGCTTGCGATGTAGCTCTGTTAAACTCTAATGTTTTAGCAAGCATATCTCTATTATATTCTTTTGACTTAATAGCTGTGTCTCCGTAGGCATCGTATAGATTGTTCATAGCTGCAATCATAGAGGCATTAGCTACGCCTCTATTTCCACCAGAAGAGCCTTGTATCTTATCTGCTAGATTAGCATAATTACTAGTTAACTTGTTTGTTAGATACTCTTGATCAATTGGATCGTAAGACATCTTTTCAGACAGCAACGGAGCTTCTATTTTAGATGTTCGTATAGTTTCTGGAGTAGACGCAATGTCTGATGCCAATCCTATTACATTAGAAGCTACTGGAGCGTATCTAAGCCAATCTCCGTAAGCGTGTTTAACTGTTTTAGGATTTCCATTTATTGATACTTCCTGATGCCCTGGAGCCTCTTTAAATGCGCCTGTAGCATGCCCATAGGCAAGCCATGCATTATATGCTGATTTTGATTTAAAATTCATTTGACCACCACTTTTAAATTGGTTAGTATTTTCTGATATTGCGTTGTGTTCTTCTTGCGCAGACATTAAATAATCCATTTGCTTGTTTAATCCACGCTTGCTAATTAAGTCAAGAGGCCTTTCCTCTGATTCTTTTTGAATTGTTTTTGCAGCAGAAGAAAAGGTTCTATTATTAAGCATCCCTGGCAGTCCAAATCGTTGCGCTTTGCTTAATTTGTTTCTATCAGAAAATATATAATCTTTCCATTTAGTTTCTCCTTGTTCAACTAGATTCAACTCGCCATTCTCGTTATATCCCTGTGGTATTCCTCCAAACGGGTTTTCTTCATGAGATCCACCATTTTTAAATTCTACAAGACTTCCTCCTTCTGCTAGTTGACTAGACAAACTACTGTATATAGAGTCTTCTGTTAGTTCTGTATTTTGAGCATTTATATTATTCATAGCAGCTCTTTCAGCTCTTCGTTTAGCTCTCTTTCTTTTACTATTACCAAATATAGATGAAACGGCTCCTCCAACTAATCCAACGCCAGCACCAATGGCTGTACCTATGCCTGGGGCTATAGCTGTTCCAGCAGCAGCTCCAGATGCAGCTCCGCCAAGCCCAGAGCTTACAGCGTTTGTTTTAGGCATTTCATATCCTTTAAAATCTGTAGCTTTTGAAAGAAGCTCTTGCTTACTTCCAGAAGTAAAATCCTGTTCTTGTATTTTTGGAACGCTTAGATTACCAGCCATCGTTTGATATAGACCAACAGCTCCTTGAACTCCACCAGCTATATTACTTAGACCTATTGATGGAGCCTGCGCCCCCTGTATTGGTTGCGCTATGTTCGGTGTTGGTGCTTGATTTAGATTAGTCGCTGGAGCCATATAAGAAGGCATCGCTGATTGAGGTATTACTAATGGGCCTCCAGGATAAAGCATCTTGAAGCCTCTTTGTTTCTTTTTTGCCATTATATTGTATATGTTATTATTAAATCATGAAAAACAAGTTTAGCTGGTTTAGACTGAAACTTATTATTATAAACAAGTTTTAGTGATGCCCACGGATTTCTAATTCTATGTATAGAGTTAGCTTCCCTAGGTAATGTAGAATTCCATATTCTAAACCGCCTAGTAGTGCCTTTTTCTATCACAGGAGTAGACTTAGTATTATCCATTATGTATTTAAATCCATTCTGATATTCATTGCTTATAGATAAACTATTAAAAGACTCTTCTGGAACAAGTATATTATATTCGTTAGAGTTTGAATCATAAGAGAATACATCAGCTCTCCATTGGATATTGTCGAATATTTTATCTAGAACTCCATCTGGATTAATGAATAATTCAACGTGTGAATCTTTTTTATTACCAAAGAATGTGTTGTAATCTCCATCAAACATTGAATAAACATCTGAATGACTATCAGTAGTATATCTGTTGGCTATTAAGGAGTTATTTATGCTATCCATAAATGATGTCTTATCATAAGAATACCTCCCCTCAAAAGCTTGAAGTTTATCAGAGTATTTTATGCAATCATCTTTTGTTATAATATATACATCATTATTAGACAAATCTGAAATAACTCTCTCTACATCAAAATCTATAGGATTCCATCTTTTGTCTTTATAGAATATGTTTTCTTTAAACCACTGGCTACACCCTGTTGTTTCAGAAATGCTTTGCAATGACTCTCCGTTAGTGTAAAACAATTCTTGTCTATTGCTGTCAACGAAGACAACACCATCTTTAAATTTATCTATAGACCATTTATTATCTGAGCCTATTTCTTTAGATATATATCTAGTGCTATCTATTTTTGCAGAAGAGGCTAACTCAATTGGAACTCCATCTGATGTATTTACTTGGACTCTTGAATTAAAGAATATCTTAAATAATCCCTTATTTTGGAATCCTAAAATGTTTTCTCCACTTGTGAATAACTTACTAATCTTTCCTTTTGTACCATCAACAAAATAGGTAGTACCTAATTGGATGCTAGTCCATTCGTCTATTTTAGCACCAGGTGATTTCTCGTTAGTTATTGCAAAAGCAGATGGCATATTATCTGAATCTAATAAGTCATGATCTAAACTTTGGTATTTAAAATAGTTATTAGATTGAGAGTACACATCATTATATTTTCCGTATGTCTCAAACGTCGAGTATTTTGAATTAGATTCATATCTGTGTTTGTCATATCTGCCATCTAAGTTAGAGTACGATTCACATATAAATGATAACACATTTGAATTCTTTTGCCAAGAATCAGAAGATCTTGGAGTAGTTCTTAACACATCATATCTTTGAATGAATGTATTTCCCTCTGTAATTTCTATTAAATCAGTAAATCCATTATTTATAATATCAGAAAGCTTTAAAGATTGACCACATGGAATCCATATATTAGACTTCAATGATTCTTCTGTTGCAATCCAATTACCGTTGATAAACTCTTGACCACCATACTGTATTGAATAATTAGATGAATGCAAATCTCTTACTAAGTCTACAATCCAAAAATATCCATATGGAAATAAAGAAGTAAAACTATCGTATGAATATCCAAAGCAAGTATTAGTACTTAACAAAGGCAAATAGTATTTAGACCCGCCACTTTTTCTATAAAAAGGTTTTGTTAATCCAGAGTTCGTGTCTGGGTAAAGCATCTGTGGATTATATTCAGTTCTAGATTCGCCTGGTACTTCAAATTGCGGCATAAGCATTTGATACGGCTGATCGCTAGAATACCCCAATGATAAAAGAATATGATTATTGGCTTTATAGTTTATGTATAAAGTTTGATCTGTGCTTAATGCGTTAATTTCATCAACATAATTGTTGTATATAATAGTGCCGCTATCTCCATCGTTTGAATCTTGTTGATATTTTATTGTTTCATCTGTAGCCCTAACAATTGACGGTTTATATATATTTAAATCAGTAATGCTATTGTCTACTGAACTTAAAAACATTCTATTAAATCCACTAAATATAATAGATGAAATGGATTTGTCAGAATATACTTTGCTTGACTCGTAGAGTAATTGTTTTGCATCCCACAACCTAGTCTCGTCAGTGGCATTAGGAGATTTATAATACATTAATTTTGTCGATGCAAACTTAGATATATTTTCATATGACAAGCTTGTTTGAGCTTTGTTTTTGTCATATTTAGTGTCTGTGTTTGTAATACTACCATAGTTTTCTGCCATAGCAGTAGCAAATGCTACTCCTCTCAATCTAAGCTTATCGCATGATGCAAGCATTGAATCTATACTTGAATCATTAACTTCTGGCGTCCAAAGATTTATTACATTCTTATCTATAAAATATCTTTCAGGATAAGATAATTCGCTATTTGTTATAGATACATGATCTGATGCTATTATATATTGATATGGCGATGAGAAATCTGGATCACCAGTTGAAGAAGATACCATTGCTATCTCTGTAGGAGAGTCTTTTAGATATGGATATTTCTTTGTTCCAATATTCATACCAGGCCCTCTATATGATAAAAACGAAAATGGGTCTACAAGCATCGGGCCAGCATTTATAGTAGGCCAAGCTGGCCATTCGTTTATAAATTCCTTATTTGGTCTAGATAAATAATCTGGTACAGCAAATGGTGAATTCCTATATCTATTAGAAACATTTGCAATAGTATTAGTTATAACTCCTTGAGCAATAATGCTCTTGTCGCTATTTTTAGGATCTACAAAAACTGGTCTGATTGCCTTAAAGCCATTTGAATATAGCTTTGATATTACATTTTGAAATTTAGCATTGTTTTGTATTGATCCATATACAGGATTTATTGAAAACTCAAAATTGCCATAGTTTTTATCTAGTTTATTAGACTGATAGCTAATTGGCACTTTAAACTCTTTACCCAAATAAACTGGTTCACTCCACGAACCGTCTTTATACTGAGCCTGTATACCGAACCTATAATACTCATTTTTTCTAAATGATTTTATTGGAACTTGCAGGTTATCTATTGTTTTTGGTTCATAAGAATAGACGCTATTAGATTTGTTTCTATTTAATGAATCGCAAACAATTATGCTTTTATCGTTATGCCAGAATATATCTACAATAGATTCTCTTCTTGTTACTAGAAACTTACTTATTTTTATATCGCTTGATGAATCGTTGCTGTATATCTGAGCGTCAACACCGCTTGCTATTAACTCAATAGAGTGCTCACCAATAGAAGTATCTAATGGTGTTGATAATCCAGCTAATAAAATAGTACCATCTGTGAATTCATCAACCGTATAAGTGAATTTATATAAAGTCCCGACAGTTAGTTTATCTTCTTGCATTAACGTGTATTGCCCAGTTAAATGCGCAACGTTATAAGAGCCATTAACTGATTGTTCTATAGCAACGCTACCTGATACATACCCAAATAGGTTATTAGAAAATATTGGATTTATAGTTATATTTGCGTCTTCATATAAATCATCTTCAATTATATCTTTTATCTTAGGTCTTTTTATTGATATGTTACCAGCGAACAAAGTGCCTTCTTTTGAAGTTAAAGTTCCAACAACTAATTCATCACCTCCAACAAAAAGAATGTGAGTATCAGATATAGAAGATCCTTTTATCCCATCGTCTACTAATGTAATAGAGAATGCGTCTTCTGAAATGTTATCTGGTATTTTAATGTCTGCGACTATTCTACATTGTGCTGTTGTATCTTTGCTTGTTCTTATTACTGAATATACTCTTAAGTAATCAAATCCTGAATCTAAGTCGTTTATAGTTATAACAAAACTATTTTGAACGGTTTCATCTGGTGATGCGCCTCTATCTTCTTGTGTTAAATAAAACTGCTTTGATGTTTTGAATATGTTTGATTCGCTGCCATTTTTATTCCAATAACTAAATGCGTATTGTATAACGCCAGATGGGAACTGACCACCTCCATATTCTTTTGTAATAGATATATCATCTACAAAGTTTATCTCTGGGCAAAAATTAAAATTGTTTGCTAATGTGGATGGGTTTTGTATATTGATATATCTTGGCTGATTATAGTCGTCAGTCCAGTATACTTTTATTATATTCTCATTCTCATAATTACCAATAGCTTCTATTGGGTCTTTAACACAAAAGTTTAAATTTCCATCAAATAACTTTTCATATATAAAATCATCTTCTTTATATATCTTATATATATAATCACCACTAGGTGAATCGTCTCTATTTAAGTTCTTTGTAGAGAATACTACTAAGTATTTGTCTATAACACAAGTGCCTATTACAATACCTTGTATGTTGTCTATTTGAGATAGGCCGTCTTTGCTTTTTAAAGATAGCTTTTTAGTTCCTTTCTCATTTGAAAAAGAAAACATGTCTCCATTATTTGATTTGCTTATAGATATATTATAATTGTCTCTAGAATGTTCGCTAGAAAACTTGCTTATATTTATATCTTTATTCATTCCTTTTACGGGAGATATTCTTATGGATTTTCTTTCTCTCATATTAATGCCTTTTTAATCTTTGCTCAGTACCAGTGTTTTTAAACCTATTGTAGAACTCTCTTCTTCTAGGTATAAGAGTATTCATCTGCGTAAAGATCCTTTCTGCATCACCAAGACTTAATCTATTCGCATTTGTGTCACACTGTCCAACCCGCCATGAATAATCCTGCTCTGCATTAGTAAAAGATTGAGCTGTTATTTTACCCATGTCAAAAAGTATAGTATAATGCTTTAATTTGATATACGCTTCTAGAGCAGACGTTGTTTTAGCATCTGACTGTATCATAGGGAATCCTTCTTCGTCTATGTTTATAGCGTTATAAACGATGTTTATAGCACCTTCTTCTTTAGATAAAAAAATAAAATCTTTATTTATAGAATACGTTATATCTAAAGACTGTGTTTTTAGACTTGGATCGTTTTGCTCATTCGCAAATTGCATATTTGAATCACCAGATGTTCTAACTGGTATTCCATTAACAGATATGTTTATCTCTGAGACAAAGTCATCAGGTAGTTTACATCTATATTTTGAAAACTTTGAATCGTATGATTTGTTTATAAAAAGATTGCTATTGCCAACAAGCTCCATAAATTGAATCGCATAGTCTATAGCAGCTTCTAACTCAATATCTGCCATTAGTGGATTTCTCATCAGTCTATCCACTATAACTTTTATACTTATATATTTACCTTCCATATTATTTTAAATCTACATATTGAGTACCATTTGATATAGCTCTTTTAAAGAGCGTTCTAGAGACTCTCATTTGCCATATTGAGCGATTCTTTATATTACTAAACCTTGGGTCGTAACACACTTTAAAATACCTATCTGCAATACGCCTTACTAATGTTTTTTGCTCTTTAGACTCTTCGTCTTGCCTCCATAAAATGTTGGTTGCAGCCCAGTCTATTGGAGCTGTATATTTAATGCTACCATCTGGCATTATCTTAGGCTCTACAGTATAACTATAAAAAGTTATTTCTCCAATATAAAATGGCAAATCGATTGTTCCATCTCTAACAAACATATCACCTAGATAGCTATTTGCCCTAGATACTATGTTTGAAAAGTCATTTAATGACATATAATAGCCATCTGGTTTATTTTTCATAAAATACTTATACGCATCAAGCATATTTAAACTCCATCTAGCTCTTGGTCTTGGTCTCATTTATTGTTTTTTATTTAAATCGTCTGATGCATTATTAACCTCGTCGCTGTTTAACCTGGAACTTCTTAAAAGCCTTTCTACAATGACTTCTATTAGAGTTGATTGTAACGAGTCTTCTAATGGAAATTCAATGTCTAGCATGTCAAATCCATTCTTATCTTCATTAAAGAAGAAAACCTCTCGTGGGTTATCAAATACAGCAGTTAGATTTACTGATTTTAAATACTGTATTGCATTTCCATTAGATTTTGCTATAAGCTTATTATTTTTATCTAAAGAGAAATAGATCATTTTGTTTAGAAATTGATTGTTTCCAACAAATCTAATTCTTTCGTATGGAACAAAAGACATGTGTATTCCATTTAAGTCATTACCAACTGAGCTAATAGATACGCTTGAGTCTAAAGCTCCAATGCTTACCATTTGAGGAATATAAGAAGTGCTTATAAGCTCATTTGTAGACAGTCCTAAATCATCGTTTTTCTGCTCAAATGAGACTTTGACTGTTTGAGTATTAGAACTAGGTATCCGTTTTCTTACATCTGAATACTTTTGTTTTAATAACATAGATCTATATTTATCGATTAAATAAGATATATGTGCATCGTTATATAGCGAATCGTCAGATGTCGCTCTTATTTGGTCTAGTATTATATATACTAATTCTCTGTATGTACTCATATTAAATTTCGGCAAGGAAACCCATGTATTGATGCATGGGAGGAATTGCCACTATTCCTTCTTTCTATTAATAATGTTCTTCTTATTTCTACTAACCGTAATGTCTTGCAGTTGACACTGCCTTTGTCGACTTTGGTTCCGTTCAACCTGCGAATATCGAAATAACCACTCTTTCTTCTTCCGAACACATAAAACAGTTCTTTCTGATATTCCACTAAGTCAAACAGTCTAAATCCTTTTACCGTGAAAGGAGCCTGATTGAGCTTCTTCTTGCCGCCTTTCAGAATATTAGCCTTATGTAACTGTCTGTTCTGACATCTTACTTTCCTTTGATAGAAGTAATATCCAAGAGGCTTAGCTTGCGGGTTTCCGCTTATACAGCGAGCATCAACATAGTGCTCCTTTGGGAGCCCATTAACAATACGGGTATTCTTAGTGATATATCCGAATGTCATAGATACATTGGAATATATTTGCTTCAGTCTTTCAAGAAAAGCCCATCGCATAACGCCCATAAATGAGGCGTCTCGGAATGAAGCCCCACGTTTCACCTTTAGCTCAAACTTACCAGAATGATAAGCCTTGTGACAGGTCTCGCACAACGTGATAAGGTTGCTTGGGCTATTGCCTCCAGTCTTTCTCGACTCAAGGTGGTGTACATTGAGAATCTTATTTCCGCTCTTCCCATGACAATGCTGGCATGTATGCCTGTCACGCCAAAGAACGTATTCACGGATATTCCAAAATCCCATCTGCTCTCCATTCTGATAATCTTCGCCATCAACATTTGGATTCTTTATCTTCTGAATGTCAAAAGATGCAGTTTCGACGACAATTTTTGATATAGGAAGTATTTTGTAAGCGTCCATCACAACCGTCAAGTGAGTCTGTATTTTGTTCTCGATAGACGGAGCCATCCATCCTTTATGCTTTGACGATACCCGATTATTAAATCGAGCCTTACGATAACGAAGCCTGCTTCTACGTGTTCTTCTCTGTTCTCTACGTGTAGAGATCTTATCCACAATGTCGTTCCTAAGCTCAACGTTTGCAGCATACAAATCTTTTTTATCTGTCGTAGCGCATACGCCTATGAATTTACTTCCTGCGTCTATTCCCAACGTTATTGGCTGCGTGATTTCAGTTGTATCATAGTCCAATTGAATTGTAAACGGAATATGTCGCACGACATGAGCAAGACCACTTTTCAACAGTCGTCTTACTTTTCCATGTCTATCTGTAGGCATCAATGCCTTCCCCTGTCTGTTTGTTACGTAAACCATTATTGTTAATTTAAAATACTGTAAGTCGGATTTCTCCGTTAAATGCTCATCGCCAATGTTATAGGGAGGTTTTGTGTGCCAGCAACACTGTTCCTACCTCACAGAACTGTTTAATCACTGACCGCAGAGCAAGGAACTTGAACAAACATTCCTTTGTGCCTATATATTCTACCCTAACGTAGCACCGAGGTGCTTAGGCTAATCAGTCAAGGCTTCTACAAGCCTGCCCCTTCAGGGGTGGGTAACTGACATTTATTATTATAATTTTGCAAAATTAATAAAACAATAACCAATTATCAACATGATACAAAAAAAAATCACACTATATGATAAGATTTAAAACGCTATTTAACGCTAAATTTACTATATAGTGTGATTTATATTATACCGTTTTCTTTTTAATAAAATAATTTTTATAAGAAAACTTAATTCTTTCATTCAGGTAATTGTCATTTGACTGATTCAAATATGCCTCACGTTCAAAAGGATTATCCTTGTATCCGTACAGAGCATAATAATAGATATATATTATATAAAACAATACATAATATAATTCTTTCATTTGTGCCGTATGAATTAATTCGTGATTTATTATTTTCTTTGATATTTTAACTCCTTTTCTAGCAAATAAAACACCAAATAAGTTTATTGCAGAGAATCCTTTGAATGGAATAATGTTATTATATACTATCTTCATTTTACAATATCTGCATTATTAAATTACTTACTATTATTTAGTACATAGTTAAACAGTTCCTAACACTTAAATCAAAACTGAACGATAAAGCATTGTATATCACCAACTATTTGACTTATATAAATAAGTTACTCGCAACCTAATACGTATTACCATTTGCTTTATTTATATCTTTATTATTTATTTAGTAATCAGTTTAGGCTTGAGCTAAATGATTCCTGCCTCTGTGCACCAACGTTTAACGTCCTCTGAATACCTATTAAACGCTAAGTAATCAGCATCCGTTTTATCTGCAATTCCTTTACGAAGAGCCGCTTCACGTGCATCATCGCTAAACTCTGCACGAATAAAAGCTGCAATTACCTTGTCACGAGTAACAGGATGTTCAACTCTCACAACTAAAGCTGAAACTTGATTGTCAGCTTCTTCTTGCACATTAAGGTGCACTAGGCTATGCCCTGTACCTAAATCCTGAATAGTTTCAGGAATAGAATCGAAAATAAGTTTTTCCATAATTTTTTTTTTAATTAAATTGTTCCCTCAAAATAATAACCTCTATCCTGGAGTATAACCACATCTGTAAGAGGTAACTCAGATCGATCTACTTTTTCCAAGACGTTAATCAAATATTGATAGCTACCACAGAGGAATAATTTTTCACCTCTGTATAGTATCTGCATATCTACACGCATTCGATCATTCTTGATAGATGGTAATATGCGATAATCAAGAATCTCAATTTTTTCGCCTACAACTTTATCAATCTTGACCTTACGGCCGTCAAATGGCCGCTCTATTTTTATCCCTAAATTAGCTAAACTACCCATGTGATTATTATCATTTGTAATTGTTTTATCAATTAAATTACGGCTGTTACAATGCTTCATAATGCCCATATAGCTAGCCATTGAGGTTGGACTATGACGTTTCTTTATCATAGACTTTTTAATACTTTTCCTCACTTTTGTGTAGCCTGGAAAAAACACATAACCTCCCATATCAATGCCATCTTTAACACGACCTATTCTTCGGTTTTCCTTTAGTTCTAGTTTCAGATTGTACCATAAAAAGTTTCCAATGCCCCACATTATACGATGTAAGTCCTGTTTTGAATCTGATAATATTAGCATATCATCGGCATATCTAAAGTAATGTTTAACTCTTAATTCTTGCTTAATATATCTATCAAGCGAACGAAGTATAACATGACTAAGCAACTGAGAGTCTGGACTACCGATTAACAATCCCTTATGACTATAATTCATTTCGTCAAGTAACCAAAGCAACTCTTTATCCTTGCAATCACGCCTGTAACATAATGCCAATACATCATTATCAACTGATTCATAGAACTTTTTAATATCTAATTTCAAATAATAAACCGACTCTGGTAATAAGATAGCTCTTTTTATCTTTTTGTTCATATTGTATACTTTGTTTCGGCTTGTAATGC